CCTCACCACCTACTCCACATTCAACAAACCATTTTTCATATTCAGGCAGATGAAATGGCGGCTCATACGAGATGGTAGATTCTGATTCCTGTTCTTCAATCTGAGGCTCTGATTCAATCTCAGTTGTTATAGTATCCATAATGACTACATTATTATCTTGCTGATATTCAATTTCAGTTGTATCAATTGGTTCACATTTAATCCATTTAACAACCGGTTCAGATTCGCGCCGTTCATCCATCATCGAATTGTATTCTTGAATCTGTGTATACACAAATCCACCACAAGCTGTAAATCCAACTAATGCCAACCCAATTCCTGCAATCATATATCGAATTTCATTTTTCATTGTCGATTCTCCTTTTTCAATCTCTGCCTCTGTATATGTATATATCACATTTAATTCTATTTGTCAAGTACAATTTTCAATTTTCATTTTGGAATTGCAAATATCAATTCTGATTTTAGAATTTCATTTTCGAGCTGTATTTACATATAGGAAAATCAATCTTCATTTTCCAGCTCGTGTATACATAGATATCTATATACATATCCATTATCATCTGCATATGCATTCACATATTCATATGCAGATTCATCTACATCATCATGCACATAAATGATGCAGATGCCAGTACGCATAATATAGATAGATGTATTTATAGACAATACGCAGCTTTATATCTATGAATAGGAACATTACTTTCATGCATACATCGCGATTTATATTAGTATCAAAGTAGCACTAATCATGATTTTCACATGAATATTCACCCATCTATTCACATATTTCATAGGAGATTTTTGTACATTCACACATTTTTCTGTAGTAAAATAATGTGTGGTTGTCAGTTGGCAATTTGTTTGTATGATGTACAACACATAAGCTGTGAGCGCAGATTACATCATAACCATATCGCGCCGTCTATACGGATTTGAGCCAAATTTACGTTCACCCTAGGCAAGATATGCACATGAGCGATTCGAGCCGCCATGCCTGTTCTAAGCCGTGCTACACCGCCGCGATTATATATAGGCATATATTACTGGGGAAAATCTGCATAACTTAATCCGCACACGCGCACATGAGAAAATCCAGCTCGATTTTTTGCGCGCTGAGCTATTATATAAACTGTATATTGCTGGGAAAATGTAAAAAATTGTAAGGTCACATATACGCGAGGATTTTTTTGCATCGATTTATTGCTTCATTTGAATAAAGTGTATCTGGGAAAATATGATAATTGGAAACCACTGGCAATTTAGTTAAATGTCTCTAACTCATGGCCGACTTTCCCCTCCTCATAAGTGCTTCCCTAGGTCACTTTAATTATAGCAGATCGTGTGCCATATGTCAACAAAAAAATTTGTACAAAAATAAGCCACCCATTTTAGGCACATTGTACAATGCTCTTCTGGCGGCTTTGGCGGCTTTATACGGCGCGAACTATGCTAGAGCTATAGAAAACATAGGGAAACAAAGAAAACCCGTTAACGTCTGTCAACGGGCTTGTTGCAATATGTATCAATAGCGCACTGGCAATCTTTCTTTGTGCGATATTTTCCGAAACATAGCAACTTGGAAAATTTGCGTTCTTCTGTATTATAAACACACCACCATAATTTTCTATCAATCGCAGTTCTTTTCATTGGTATAAATTTGTCCATTTTATTTTACTCCTTCCATTTCTCAACCGCTCAGCGCCTTGCTACGGACTTTCCAGCAGCGTCCGGCTATGTTTACTTGTCTTTTCTGTTTGTGTCGTGGTGGGCTTGCTATGCCGTCTTAAGATAATTCAAACTTGACAAGCTCCACAGCGGCCGCGTGTAGCTGAGACGGCACGCTTGCGATATAGTCATATAGCTCTGCCGGGAGCAAATCACAACCTACCGCCATATATCCGGCGCGCTCCGTCAAACGTGTATAAATATGGCACTTGTCACAATGGCGGCAGTCTCCACCACATTTTTCCAATTTTCTTCCAGCCGTTTCTAACTGTTTGATCTGTTTTTTCGTCATGGTAAAATCCCCCTATCATTTAACATATTCAAAAGTCAATTTATCATAGTCATAAATCGTAACATATTTAACAGGAATTGACGCGATTTCAATATGTTTTACGTTGTGTAAGTAATTTTTTAGCGCCTTTTGACTGGAAAATTTTGTGGTAGTGAAAAGATATTCCCCGTTAACATAGCAACGGATTTTCCTATTTCTTTCCATGGTAAAATCCTCCTCTTATTTATAATTTTTTACAATAAATTCCATTGCTTCTTCTTCCGTGTCAAATATTTTGACTCTGTTTTCCCAATTTTTACAAGTGTAAGGATTTCCCGCCCACGCTATAAAATAAGTTTGTTTAACGCTTCTACAATGATCTTGTAACATTCCGATATATCCATTTTTTGTATGGATGTAATACGTGTCAAAATAAGCGTTCCCTTGTCTGTAAATCTTTTCCATGGTTATTCTCCTTTACAATTTCTAACACTCTGTACCCGCTCGACCACCTTGTAAAAAAGTGGCAGAATTTCCGGGCGCGGATACTTCATTTTGCAAAATTCCTTATACGTCGCAGGCTGACAAGCACAAGCCGCGATATAATCTTGATCGTTGTCTATGTCATATCCCACGGAGTCGGCCAGACGTTGTAGGGATAATAATTTCTTATCCCAAAATTTTACAGTATGTTTCATTATGTTAACCTCCCAAAATTTTTTCAATGATAGCAGGAATCCAAAACAAACTGGAAATTGCTACCAGACCACCTAAAAACTGGAGCGTCCAGTAAATGGGATTAAGGCGTCGTTTTCTATTTTTTGACATATTATGTCTTCCTCAAAAAATTGTAAACATTTTCCAAAGATTCTTCTGTTTCCCACATTTTAACAAGATATTCTTTAGCAGACTTGCAATCCGGAGAAACAAGCTTTTTCCGTTGTTCATTCAAAAATTTTCTAAAATTTTCCTTAGTCTCCAGAACTTGCCGAAGTTTTGCGTTGACTGATGCGCGGAGTAAATCCGCATCGCAATAATGATATTCTTTTGCATGATTAAAAGATTTTTCTATCGTGTTGAAAATTTCCTTGTTCCAAAATCTTCCATTATAAATTTCCTCCTTATTTTATCTTATAAAATGTTCATAGAATAGGGATTTTTGAACGGAAGCCCTTTAAAAACCGCGCGTAAATGTTAACCGTAGAATTCTACGACGAATACCGGTTTGCCGTCGCTGAGATATTCACCGGCAGCTTGCACCGCTTCACGATTGCACCCCGTACCGCCGAAACCAGAAGTTACCATACCAGCAGCCCGGAACGCAGCTTCAGCCGCGGCGCTCCCTTTATCATATCCATAACCACAAGCTTTGCCCGAACCGTATGCCCATTTCTTTTCACCGTTGAACCATACACAAGCGTAAGCCGTAGATGCTGTTGCACCGATTCTTAAATCGACTAATTCGGTCATTTTTTCGCCGTCAAAAGTAACTGCTTTGAAACCTTTGCAAAGATGCTTTGCTTCCTGGTCTCGAATATACACGCTCATTTCTTCCTTCGGCTCGAAAGATTTTACAGTGATTTTCATGTTTTTTGTTCCTCCTGTTTTTTTGTTTGTTTGTTTATGTCTTAAGTATAACCGATATTTTTTACAATGTCAATCGGCAGATTACACAAAATTTAATTAGTTGTTTTGTTTATTTTTTATAGTTTGGCGGGATTGCTCCCGCCTTGCTATTTACTGTCTATCAATCCATTCTTTAGCGGCTTTCTCGGTTTCTGTCTTGACTACAATTTTACCGCTTGCGTCTCGGATGTAATAGACGCTTTCAGATTCTTGGATCAAGAATCCCTTGTACTGTTCTTCCGTGGTGCTCACCTCCCTTGCATGGCTATATGATATCGCAGGGCACCAGAAAAGTCAATATACCAGCCATAAAAATATTGCACAAAAAAGCGCGGCTGATTTTATGCAAATTGACGAAGGATATGGACATAAAAATCCCGGCCAGCTATGACGGCCAGCCGGGAAAAACTATTATTTTTGTTTGCGCCAGATATTATAATCGCTTGCACTCATAATCTTGTAACCTCCGTCCACTTTAACAATCACTTGATCGCTTGTTGCTGCCTTGCTTGCATAATAACGGGATGCATACAAACCGGACTTCTGATCGTAACCCTTGCAATATGTCATTGTAATAACCTCCAGATAATGTATTATTGCCTTGTGGCTTGTTTAGACTATGCGCCATTTGTCTATCGGCGTTTTGCATAAATTTTTTATAATGTTTTTTGTATATTTTGATATATGGTTATTATATATATTATATGTATATGCGATCAATTTACTACAATGTTATTGTAAGGCCACTGGAGCCGTTTTAAGTAGTTTTCAGGTCAAGCCGTGTTTTTATATGCCTGATCTTTTTATTCCGTTATACAGTTTTTATACAGTTTGATTATTCATTGTTTTGATAGTAAATAGCTATGATATACACTTAGAAAGTTAGAATATACTAGAATTACATAGATTATTGTATAGATATGATATGAATATACAGTATAATTATTCATATCTGTATTATTAAGAATCATTCTTATTATTGAATCAGTATGCTTATATCGATAGTAATTATTATATATTTTTATCGATAGATTATATCGGTATAATTATCTATATAATGTACTGATTATAATAGTTACAATATTGTAACTATGTATTACAAAGTAGTAACAGTATTTAAATATCGATATAATAGTATTGAATATGGTATCTTGTGTGGTATATTAGATGTTATACTGTACTATAGTAGTTAGTATAATATGGATAGTTTGATAAATTATAGTAAATTGTACTTACTCATGGGTGTAAATATGGTTTACCAAAAAGCGTGTATCAGGTAACACGTACGCGAGTATCTAATTTTTTGCAGTCGATTTTGACAACAGAAATTTTAGACTATTCTAAAAATCCGGAAAAATCAGTCTATAATAGGAATAATTCCTATTTTAGCCCGATACGCCGACAAAGTGCTATTTTCAGGCGTTTTTGCCATTGGCAGTATTTCCTAGAACGGGGGCTAGGATATGGATGAAAAAGGTAGAAATGGAAGAAATTGGTATTTAGCACAACAAATCACATACCATGTAATCACATCATAAATTCATATAACCCACGCATCATTATTTAGCAACAATTCACACAACCCGTAACAGATATTATTTTACTCATCATAATAATTTACAATTTGTTAACAAATAGATGATTAGAATATGATATAATTAGATGATGATAAAAAAGTTGTACAATCGCTGATACTAATATAATACGTTAGTATTATTATAGTATCACGCAATGTACAAAAATTTTACATCAATGTACAAAAATAGAAAGGAAGAAAATATGCCAAGCAAACCAAAATACCTGCCATCCAACGAAGATAATAAATTAATTGACGCTCTTATCAAAATAGAGGGGCGCGAATTGAAATATCCAGAATTATGCCGCGCATTAGACATCCCAACCAAATCTGGCAATACTAAGATTTCTCAACTAGATAAAGTTAGAAATTATTGTCAACTAGATACTCTAGAACATCCAACCCGTTATATTGTCCAAGAGGTATATCCTGAAGCAGATGCCCTTATCAATGAGCTAGATAAAGATTCCTATCAAGCCGCATTTGAAGCCGCCCTTTATCAAATATTCCTAAAGACAAACTGCGCCACCATATATGCGTCAACCAGCAATCTGCTCAGAATGTTCCAAGAGGTCAATGATAATTTCAGCTATACATATAGCCAAGCCGTAGAAAATTCAGAGCATTATGGATATATGAGCTTAGTCAATGGCGTTGTTTATAATATCCTAGCTCAATGGACTAGGCGCAAATTGCTAACCATGAAAAATCGTTATGTTATAGACCTGAATAGAGGATATCGGCTCTATAAGCAGCGTCGCGACCCAGAGGGAAAAGAAACGTGGCTCGAAACATATGATGTGCCAGAAGATAGCATAGATCATCAGACCTGCTTATCCATCTATTCTAAAGCCGTCAATGAGATTATGCCGCCAAATTGGGGCAAGGTCATAGATAATAGGGTCTACAAGCCATATGTGTCAACAGAACAATATAAGGCGTTTGAAGCACGACTTGCACAATTAACCCAAGAGGCATTTGATGGTGAATATGTCAAAGTCAAAGAGGTTTATATCATCAAGCCAGCCACAAAGGAATGGATTGTCAATCGGCTATTAGATGTCTATGAGCATTATCCTAGCTTTGAGAAAATCAATAAAGAAGCGTGTGCGAAGATTATTCAAACCAGCCAGCTTAGTTGTATCACAGGCAAACAGCGGCGCGAATTTGTTGACATCAATATGAACAATAAGCAGAGCAACAAGCTCAAGGATTTAGTTACTAGTGAAAAACAATAAAAAATCTGCCCCAATTTATTCCCTACATATATAGGGTCTTGGGGCAGATTTTATTTTATTCTATTATTACGGCTGTCTCACCACCATCAGTGTTCCACGCAAAAATCCATCATTTTTAAGTTCATATTTAATGTTATTACTATCGCTTAAAAAATCACATATGGACTTAAAAATATAATCTTTCCCACGCTCAATGCGTTCTTTTTTTGTCAAGCCATTAGCCCAATTTCGGTCGTTTATATCAACAAGCCCACTTAGATCAACAATTTTTCTATCAATTTGAAGGAGCGTTCGTTTATACTCACCACACTTACAACATGGCGCAACACAACCACCCAGTTTTCTAATCAGCCAATGTTTAAATTTAGTCCACATTTTTCTTCTCCCCATAACTACAAAATCCATTTGGTTCTGGGTCATCTAATCCAAAGCAATGGAAACAATATGGTACATTTTCATTGTTTAATCCAAAATAGTCGCAATCCTTACATCTCACAACCGGTACAGCATCAACGGTCGAGCAATTTCGCAGAAAGTTGAGAACGCTGTGTCGTTCTTTTGCATCAAGAATGTGTTCGGACGCCCACTTAACTTCTTCGTCAGCATCAATCAGCCTCATCGCCGTTACCTCCTTCCCTCCGTTCTCCGTAGCTGCAAAAATCGTCAGGTTTCGGTGCGTCCTCTGGGGTAATCCGAATGACCTGATACATTTGACATCCATACCACTCCCCACCATTGTTATCCGCAAACCACTTACAGTCTTTACATCTAACCACTGGAACAGCATCAATAGTTGGTGCTTGGTCAATCAGTCCACACATATCATCTTTACCATAAACCAAGTCGCACGCACCACAATCACTGGGACATTCTTTGCAATGCAACACTTTATAGGCATCAGCATCAATTAGTCGCATCATTATTCCTCCATATCTTTTACTGGATTACCATCTTTATCAGTAAGCACACACCAACGTTTTACATCTTTCCATGAAATATACTCCGCACAGCTCTCTGTTTCCCAACATTCTAATAGGTTATTGTAATAAGCAACAATAAAATCATCATCGTCATATGCACACAATCTATACGGATTTTCTTTCATTTGTAAAATATGATATGCCCCACTAACAGGCCAAGCTTTATCTTTAGACGGATACCACCCATCATCTTTAAGTGTTGGATAATGCCAAATCATTATCAACTCTCCTATTCTAAGTCTCAATAGTTGACGTATATCCACTTGCCATATTACCAAAATGCACCTTCATCATAATCTTCAAATCTCCTATTCCATGCTTCAGCGGCTTGTTCTTCCGTGTCGTAAATATATACACCACCCAAAATCCCGCCATCGCACTCATAGCTTGCAATCGGACATTCCGGGTTTTCCTCATGAGCGTGATGAAGCATAAAGCCAAGTCCACTATAGGGACGTTCTCTATATGCCTCATCATGTAGATTCCCTTCATCGTCGCATAGAACAATACTAACTTTACCTCCGCAGAACGGGCACGGCTTTAACTTATCCATTTTCCAATCAATCCTTTCAGCAATCAAATTCAAACACGATGCGCACATCATCCTCTGTACCACCATCTGGAATAAGCCGTCTCAGCCCTTCCATCGTTTCATCATAAAACCAATCCGCGCATTCCCTATACGTGATTGGAGCAAAATAGCAAGCGGTATAATATTGCTTTGATTCATCTCTTGGATATTCTCCATTGATTAAATCAACCATTTCTGGTTCTGTTAATTTAACAACATCACGCCCACATATATCGCCACTATAAGAATTTGGATGTTTTCCATTCATGATATAATCACGGTACGTTGCTTCATCCACATATCCATATTTCCTATGCAGTTGCTCCCAATCGTATTCGTGCAACTCTCTTAATGTAAGCCAAGAACCATAGCCATATTCATCACCAAACAACACATCATTTTTAGACATATCATCAGGATATCCTTTTAGTTTGGAAATAGGATTGAATCTTTCCCCTGTTCTACATCCGGCAAATCCCTCGCCATTTCTAACTCCTGCAAGAATGGCAAACAAGTTATAATTACGACTATCATCAGGTTTGTCCATATATTCTTCCATAGCCCATTTCTCATCTGAAGCTGGGTCATAGTATGGATTCTTGAATACTTTAGCAGTTGATAGCTTCCATACACCATTACGCCGCACCTCGGCAATCATGTTAATATCAGTTCCCATTTAATCAATCCTTCCTCTTATACAGCATTAAATCGTCTGGATGTTTCTTTGCAAATTTCGTAAAAATCACGCCTCTGCAATTAACATTCCCATAATCATCTAGATTATCCTCATCCCACATGGGACATCCTTCACAACCTGACGGCATATCTAAATAACCATCACACAAAGCGGACATAGCAAAGTTGATAGCTTCTTTTACAAGTTCAATCTTTTCCATTTAATCAATCCTTTCTTCAGCAATTCCATCAGCCGTACTATAGCAAATATGCTTAATTCCCAATTCTTTTATATATTTCATACAAGCAGGGCATGGACGCGCCATTGCTTTATTGCCATTTGCGTATTCTCTATATACATAGAGCGTTGATTTGCTAAAATCAATATCCAGGTATTTTACTTTATTCAATGCCCTAATTTCGGCATGGAGCGAATTTACCACGCCGCTTTGATTTGGGTCAAATTCACGCTCTGCATTAAGCCGCTTTTGCAACGGGCTTGTTTTGGTACTATTGCATCCAGTAGCCAGCAATACGCCCTTATAGTACAGAGCTGCGCCAAGGTGGTATCTTGGAAATTCAGATTCTTTGCTTGCCCTACAAGCCGATTCAATGCCGCGCTTAGTTCTCTGGTTCATCTGGTTCTTTGTGTTCCTCATCAAGCCAATCAATCCAGCATTCCGTACATGATTTGATAATGTCAGGACAATGATAATGAGGACATGGCTTTGACATATTTGTAATAGTTTGTTCTTTAGATTGGTTCATCAGCCATTCACGATTAGTCATTCGTTCACCTCACTTTTAATTAAATATTTGTGGCATTTGCAGATAATATCAATAGCTCTTTGAGCTGGAAAGAAATTAGCAGAATTATCGTCAAAAATACCATACTTCACAAAATTCGCTTCATCATCTGCTTCAGCTTTTTTAAATGCCTCAACCGCATCATCAAGTTTGATATAAATAGCCATTATTCATTCACCTCATATCCCAATTCAATCAACGTCATAATAGCATAATTAGCCATATCAAGCAATGTGTCCTCAATCTTTTCGTCTTTGACTTGGGCATCATGTGATACAGCAAGCGACATGAGCCGATTCATCTTATCACTAAGACGGGTTACTGCACTAATAATGCCGAGTTTTTTGTATGTATCACCAAACGAATCACCATAATCATGGCTCTTTGCTTTATATACTTGATTGAGCTTCTGGCAGATTGCATAATGACGTGCCACTTTTGGTTCAACGTGCAACTTTAGTTCATCTGGCTCTTTGTCGCAACATTTAGCCTCAATATTTTCACAAGCTGCTGGGTCTAGCTTTTTATACCAGTTATAGCATTTGTTGAGCATATCTTCGTCCATTTCATCAAACACACAACCATTGCTATCTGTAAAAACATCTACTTGTTCATCGTATAACTTTCTTAGTTCACAAGTGTCGCATTTATGGCATTCCTGACAATATTCTTCAAGAGCGTCAATCATCATTTCAGTGGTCATATTTATTCATCCTTCATCAATTATTTAGTCATTCAGCATAACGTTCTCAATGTTTTCATACATTGTCCAATCTTCATCGAGCTTGGCTTTGATTGGTTTGAATGGGCGATATTCAATTCCGTCTTTTTCTTCATACCGCCAGTCACAATCTAGGCAAGCCCATACATCAATAGGCGGCAATGTACAGATACAAGTATGGTAAATATCGCCACCACACTTTGGGCAAGTATAGATAATCATTTATTTATCCTCCATTTCTTTCTTTGCCGCTCTGACAATATTTGCAGCTTCTTCTTTTGTCAAATTATCGTCAAAAGCATATCCCACATCTGAGATAACTAAATCGATATCATACCCTCCATCCCACGGGTCGACATAGATATTATCCGCATAATATCTGAGAAATTCTTCAAATGTGTCAAATTGTCCAATTTCATAATCACTATCACCACATTGCTCACAATATAATTCATCAGACGAGATATAATCATCTGAGGTATAAAGTCCGCCAAGATGACTTTCATATACATACACACTCATTTATTCATCCCCCTTATTTTCATCACAATCTTCATCTATAAAATGGATATCCACATTAAAAATTTCTTTCAACACATCAATGGCTTCTTTTGGCTCAATGCGGAAAAATTCTCTATCGGGGTTGACCCGCTCTTTGTCAAAATATTTATGAATGTTATTTTCAAGCTCAAAGCAATCATCACTAAATACGAAGCAATGAGCCTTGAATGGTTCAGGAAGCGAACTGCTTGATAATTCTTTCACGCGCATCATAGGTACAAGACGACGTGTACAACCTAGCTTCACTAATCCGGGTAAACTTGGTGAACTAATGACATATAGCCAACCAGCCTTGCTATGCGTTTCACGATAAGCAATAGAATCAAGCCGTTTATCAATACTAGCTAATTGAGATTTAATTCTATTACGCTCATCGTCTGTTAGCGCTTTATCAAACGCAATATTCATTGCTTTCTTTTCTTCAAGCAATTTAGCGCGTTCTCTAGCAATATCAGCAAGCAACTGTTCCTGTTCTTTTAATCTGCGCTTTTCTTCACGGATTCGCGCCTTTTCTTCTTTCTGTTTAACCTTAATTGCTAAGTTGATATATAGCATATCAAGCCGCGCCTTTACATATTCAGCATTGAGCGCCAATCCGACTTTATTTGCCTTAGACTGATAAGAATTAAATTTATTCTTAATCAATTCTTTGCTCTTAGCAATATTGCTTGTTGTTATGGATTTTTCTTTGTTGTCAATATATTCTGACATAGCATAGCACAATCCGCGCCCATATACATCCTGCATTTCTTTACCGCGCCTAGCAGAATCATTGAGGGTATATCCTTGCTCAATGCGATATAGACCAGTATTTACGGCAGATTCAATTTTGCTTTGTAGCTCATAGCGTTTATGCTCAAGTTCATCTAGTGAATCTTGATAATATGGGATATTATAATCCTGCATTTCTTCAATGGTATGGATTTTGCCATTTAGAGCATTAAGGACGGATTGAGCTTCTTTTGCGGCGATTTCGGCACTTTCTGCTGATTTACGGCTTTTTTCTTCTTTTGTTTCAAGAGAATCAATTTCCTTATACAACTCTTGAATCTTAAAGTCTAGTAAATCGATATAATGCTCAAGTTCTTTCTTCTTCTTGTTCATCTTGAAAATCTCGAACACGCCTAGCCGCCTCCTTGCTAAAAATTTTATCTATATGCTTATCAAAATCCAATGGATTATTGCTCTTTGCTAAAATTTGCTTGGTGCTGGTATTATATAGCTCGAATTGCCCATTGCCGCAATCGTTGATAATCCAGCCTGTATCGCCATATTGGACTACGGCGTTAATTTTCTTTGTTCTTGGCATTTATTTCACCTCATGCTATGATTATATCATATCAATTTGCACTTGTCAAGCATAATTTTTTACAAATTGATTTTTCACATCAATTTAACTAATTATCTACGAATGTATATGAGTAGATAATTAGTTAAATTGTAATTATATATTAGATATTATAGCATATAGATATTACAGTATTATTAACTATATGTTAATAAATTATGAATATATTTATACTTGACAAATATTGTAATATATGGTATAATATATTTATAATATATAAGAGATTATATCATATCAATCAATTTTTGTCAAGTAAAAATTTTAGTATTGACAAATAATCAATTATATGATATAATAGCATTAAGCTCAAGGAGGTGGTAAGAAATTGTGGAGAGAAATGAGCTATAACTGGTATGTATCGGAAGATACAGAACCAGAAGTGTGGGATGATGAATATGAACCAACTGAGCGCGATTGGGTGCTTTGGATATATGGTAGTTCAGAGAATGAATTAGAGGTGATTTATTAAGTGCCATTAACAGAGTTCTGTTATATACCTTCTGTGGCAACAGATGCTTTTTATACACCAGATGAACAAGTAATACATAATCGACTTGTCAAGCTATATGCCTTGAGAATGCGCGAGAAGGATGGTCAGAATCGAAAATGGCGTGTTTCATCAATTAACCGTGTTATCAAGAAGCATAAAAATGAACTTGTTAAATTGTTGAGAAAATCGCTTGAAGATAATATTACAAGAGAACTTAATCCAGATGCGGTAACAGATAAGACGATTATTAACCTGTTCTGCTCTGAGTTGACTCGTAGTCTTGATATTAAGACATTTGAGCGAAGTGATAAAATTATTATTGTTAATGTTTTCTTCTTTGAGGTATTAAACAGCATTATTCACAATGGGTTCAATTACAACGGGGAACATTATATTTTCTACTCATGCGGCGCTGGTATGATACGCACAAAAAGATTTATGGCCGTTCGTGAAAAAGATTATTTAGCAGTTGAACAAACGCTTATGTGTGGGCTTACTATTGATTCAATCAATGCTCTAGGCGGTATGAATGAAAATAAACTATTGAGCTATAAGAGTCTAATGGCATCTGCAACAGATAGAATTGACGATTTTGATATAGACCGCTGTATCGTAGTTGACGACTTTGAAATGCCTGTTATGGCTGAGTCGGATTTTGTTGATTATACGGATTATAGCATTACGCGTAAAACATCAGAGACAATTATAGCTGAAACTGACGGTTGGGGAATGTGTTGCAAGCCCGGATTTAAGACACAGATTGTTCGTGCGCCTTGGATAAAAGGACTAGTGTCATACTTTGATTTTAGGGCATGGTTAAAGGAATATTGTCCTGCCGACGATTGGACTGTAACTGATATATACGGAAGAGAATGGAATATTATTGTGGATGACATTCAGTATATATTAACTAAATCAATGTTTAAGTTGTATAAATTTTATCCATCTTGGCTTTGCTACAAGGCTAATTTTAAGAGTTATGGTTGTTATTTTGGATGCTGTAAAGTTGAGGAAGATTATATACCAAAGGCGCGAATCAATTATCAGATGCTTCAATCTCTAAGTGATATGACAGATAATGAGATTGAGCGGCTTATTGCCAAGACAGCAGATGAAATTGATAGTGTCGGGAGAGATTATCAAACTACCATGAGACTATTAGGCGCGACTGAATACAATCAAACAAAATCAGCCATGCAAGAAGCGTTGACAATATATCCAGAATTATTCAAAGATGCGTATAACCGGGAGTTGTTGAAACAGACAAAGAAAAGTTTGGTAAAACAAGCAAAAGGTGGCAGATTGAGAATTAACGGCAAATACCTGTTTATTTCGCCTGACCCTGTGGCATTTTGTGAGTGGTTGTTCAAAGGTGAGCAATTCCCAACTGGTATACTTGAGAATGGAGAGGTTTATACTAATCAATTCAAAGATGGTGACGAGCTTGATTGTTTGAGAAGCCCACACTTGTATCAGGAACACGCGGTTAGAATCAACAAGCGAAATGGGCTGACCGATAAATGGCTTGGCGGAACAAAATGCATATATTTCAGTGCACACGATATGATTAGTCGTATATTACAACAGGACTTTGATGGGGATATTTCCTTGGTTGTGAAGGATAAGACGTTGACAACTGTGGCAAAGCGCAATATGCAAGGAATTGTACCGTTATCGTATGACCTCAAAAAAGCACGTGGCGGTATTATTGATGCGGATAGACTGTATGAAGGTGTAAGTACTGCATATACAGGTGGGTCGATTGGCCCGATTAGTAATGCAATCAGTAAGGTAAAAAATGCTAATGGTGGTAAAATGACTGAGGAGCAAATTAGAGTAATTGCTTGGCTTACAATGAAGAACAATCAAATTATTGATTTTGCGAAAACGTTATGGAAAAGTGAGCCACCAAAAGAAATTGCAGATATTATAAAAAAATATACAAAGTCAAAATTGCCTCATTTTTTTATCTATGCCAAAGACAAAGACCCAGATACTCAAGTTGAGTTGCCAAATAATTCCACGATGAATCGTATATCAGCCAAAATCCCTACTTCTCGAATTCGATATAATAACAAGATTGGGAAATTCGATTGGACGATGTTGATAAATAAATCAGTCGATTATACTACTAGAGAAAATTCACCAATCATTGAGCGGTATAATTGGTGGATGTGGAATCAGCGCCGATTTGATTATGGCGATGACCCGCATATCAATGAGGACGATTTATATAAATATCGTCGCATAGCACAAGATATTGTGGAATATAGCAACGAGCCACTAGATGTTGTGGCAAATAGCCTAGTTGCTTATCTATATACAGTTAAAAAATCAAGCAATAAGAAAATGCTGTGGGCTTGTTTCGGTTGGACGATTGTAGAGAATTTGAGAACCAATACGGCGCAACTTAATCCAATCTGTCCCATTTGCGGCAAGCGGTTCAAGCCGCGTGATATATGTCAGCATTATTGCTCAGAGGAATGCTATAAGAAAGCAGATAATCAGCGGCGCATTGAATCGCGTGAAGCCCCACCTGTCCGCACGGGGGACATGTTAAAACAATAGGAAATATATGGATAAAATTAACTCACCACAATATATTGTGGTAGACTAATAGGGAAAGGAACGATATAATTGCATAAAAATAAATATCCTCGGCTAGGCAAAGCCGATATGAGCAAAGAGCTACGACGGCGCACAGGCGTTGATTCTAAAATCATTGAGCTAGTGTTAAGAAACTATCATGACATTATTCGTGAGACACTACAACATGGCGTGGAATATTCTTTGCCAGATATTGGTGTTATTACATTCCGCGACCACCCACCAAAGCCAGCTGGCGAATATTGGAACGGATTCCAAAAGCGGCGTATGTACTATCCTGACAGAATGGGATATTATCGACTAGAGTTTAAGGCTGAGAAACATATGGCTAGTTATGTAAAAGCTGGTACATTGTATGGTAAAGGCCCGACAAAAGAAGAATGGGATGCTTGGGTATTAGAGAATTATCCTAATAATCCTAAGTTTGCTAAGGAAGAAGAAGATGGCTGAATATAATAAGCTGAATCAAGAATTTTATGCTTATGCTGGTGGATTGCTCAATGTATCGCCACAGACTGCCAAGAAATATTGGATGGGGTTTGTTGATACTATCATCCATATTCTTCATTTTGATGGCAAATGCCAAATGCCAAGTGTAGGCACATTTACACTAGAAGAATTGCCTGAGCGTAGAGTAATGGCTAAGAATGAGCAGGGTGAACTTGTTGAGCAAATTAACCCTGCTTGGTTTAAGATATTATACAAATATAATGAGGATTTTCTTAATAACGTAAATGGACGCGGCGTTACAAAGAAATATCGTAGGCGTGTTCGTGAACGTAAGTTGACACCAAATGATCTCAAGCTGATAACTCAAGCTGAAATGGAACGAACGGCAAAGCGAACATTAGAGCAAATGCAAAATGAGCGCATTGAGAAAGCAAAGCAACAGAGCTATGATGATTTTATCAATGTCATCAATCAGAAAAAAGAAGATTATGAACGGAAAAAGAAGGAAAAGGAACAGAAATTGAATGAATCTAATGAAGATACGACAAGCGACTGAGCTGCTAGATAGCAAATTGATTGACTTGCAAGAATGGACGGCTCGTTGTCTTGGTGAGGATTATAGGGGCGTCTGGTCAGAGGAATATTTACGTCGATGTGCTGTGTTTGTTCGCAATATGCTAAATGGCGCAGACGATTGTGAGTCAGACGAAAAAGACGCTGAGATTTTAGCCCAGCTTAAAGAAGCAAAAATTGAGTTAGAGAAAGAACGCAAGAAATTACAGAGCGAGAATATTCAGTATGTTCAAAATCAGAGACTTGACGCAAGAGCAGACTTGGTTCAAGAAAAGATTACTGAGTCGATTAAGAACCTTGAGCCGTTTACTATTCGTGAGTTTAACATTCTGCCGCAAATGAATGTAAGTGGACTTCTTTGTATTTCTGACCTTCATGCTGGCTCGACCTATGAAATCAAGGGTGCATATAATGAAATTGTAAACAAGTACAATTTTGATATTATGAGGGCGCGGCTTGATGGGTTGCTTAACAAGATGTGTAATGATGACAACTGCATCTGGATTGATGATATTACGGTTGCTGTGCTCGGTGATTGCGTAGAGAATATTTTACGTACATCTAGTTTAACTAAGCTAAGAGAGCCAGTTATTGATACGGTTATCAAGTTGTCTGAATATCTGGTTGATTGGTTTGTTGAGTTACATGACCGGCTTGAAATTCCTGTTAATGTGGTGATGGTTGGTGGCAATCATGATGTGTGCCGCCCATTGACATCTAAGCCTCAGTTTGAGGAAGAAAATCTAGGTAAAATCATTGTATGGTATCTACAAGAACGGCTAAAGTCAGTAGATGGAATTACGGTGGATGATTATACGGATTGCGCTATTAAATATATTAAGAACAATGCAATCATGCTTCATCATGGAGATGGCGGCGATGTAGCTGAAACAATGCGGTATTTTGAAAATTTGTATAATATCGATATTGACGAATGCTACGTTGGGCATCTACACCGACAAGAAATGAAGAATGCTGGTATTACTGAACTAGGTGATAAACTGTGTTGGCGCGTTGGTTCGGTATGCGGTGTTGATGGATTTGCTAAGTCTATTCGTAAAGCATCAAGACCATCTTGTATGTTTACTACATATTCAGAAGATGGTGCAGAATGGCGTAAAACATTTTATCTTTAATATTGACAATCAATAGATTGTGTGATATAATACAACTATGGAATTGCGGCTAATATCTGCGGAGTTAGCCTTGGCTTGGGGATGCGTCCTACAAGCCCCATAATAGAGGAAAAGGCTTAACTCTTTTCGCCGTCACAAGACGGAATTTAGAACAATCGGTAGCGTCAGTTGCAAATGGCGCTACCAACTTAAATTGATTCATTCTCTGCTAGGTGATAGCTATTTTAGCTGTGTTAATCATGCTTGTGGGGCGATTGACCCACCTAGCAGAGTTGGATATCTTCGCCGTGAATCTGCAATTCAGCAGAGCCTGATACGAGCGTGTCATATACTGTGGCGAGATATGACAATTTATCTCGTGTACCATGCGTACAGGGAGTTTTCAGGGTCGTTTATGGCGGCTCTTGCAAAATCCTATCCTTGACGATAGGCGTATAGCAACAGGTGTGTTATACGAGCGTATGAAGCATAGAACCGGGTTGTCTTTCGGCAATATGTGGACGTTAATCGAAGGTTTGCGGTATACCATATGGCAACAATGAAAACCGCATCGCCATTAGAACGATGCAAAGGCGAGATGTGATGGCATCTAAGACCCATTGCACCATAATACCGAGCGACACGGTAAATATGTCGCACTTGTAAAATGATAAAACATAACAATGAGTGGCGCTCGATACCGGCATGCGCTTGATAAATACCGGACATTGATGAGTCCCTAGGCAAGGACAATAAACTACCTGTCGCTACTACTCATTGGCGGCTATGAATATCCGAAAGGAGGTCACTATTCTCTTGAATTATCCACTGGTTTATCCGAAGCATAATTAAAGAAAGGATGGTGGTCAGAGCCAATCGGCTCATATCTACAATAAGCCCAACTCAATGGGAACTGTTGTTTAACTGAATATTGAACCTTGACAAATACAAAGCAGCTGAGAGCAATCTTGGCTGTTTTGTCATATTTATAGGAAAGTAAACGGAACAGAAAGGAATGAGAATATGTTTTGCCCATATTGCGGCAAGGAAAAGCAAGACAGCCAATTCTATAAAAGCCCAATCAAAACGGGCGAATATATTAAGCCATGCAAATCATGCGTAACTGAGATATATAAACAAGCTCTTGAATCTACTAAAGACCAAGGCGCGGCATTATGGTCAACTTGTATGCAGACTGGCATTCCCATGAGACGTGCTGAATATACGGCTTGTCTTGATACGCTAGAAAAGGCGGCTAAAGGTAAAAAGCCTAGTCTATTTATGTTGTATCATACATACTTATCAACATCTCCTGATAAATTAACAGGCGTATGGGATAGCGATATGGAGTTGTCTAATTTCAAGGATTTGGGCGATGTAGCTAAGGGTGAAACAGATGAAGTTGCGCTTAAAGCAAGATGGCGCAAACAATGGGGCGGTGACTATGAAGATGAGGACTGTCAATGGCTAGATGATATGTTCGATAGCTATACGGCAGATATATTTGAAATGGATACCGCTATGGAAATGCGTTATCGTGATCTGTGTAAGCTAGAACTTGAACAGTATAAAAATGGTGTTAATAAAGACACTCAAGCACAGATCAAAACGTTAATGTCACTACTTAAACTTGATGATTTTAAGAGTAATCAGAAGTCGGATGCGGAACGAGCATTTGAGAAACGTATAGCTTGGGTGGAATATACTAAACCATCTGAATGTGAAGATTTGACAAGATTCGTAGATATGGTTGGATATGAAAAGGACAAGGGTGAAAAGATGCGTAGCTTGCGCAACGCTGTTGCTGGCACTAGAGATTATCCAGCAATCCCGAAGGAGGAAGCATAATGCGCTCTAGGATGGGCGGTCTTAGAGAATCATTTAAGGCTGATAAACTTCGCGCCGTATCTGGCATATCTAAAAAAATAGATAGTGCCTTAGAAGATAACATCATAGAGTGGACAACTCTATTCAGACGAAATTGGGATATATTTGCTGAATTTTATCTAGGGATTCCATTAAAACCATATCAGCGTCAGGCATTACATGAAATTGGTGTATCAGATGTGTACTTTTGGAGAGCAGGACGTGGCGGCGCAAAATCGTTTATTACTATGCTTGCGGCGGTCTGCAAGCTACTATTGTATCCAAACTGTCAGATAGTTATTACATCCTCTACTGTTGACCAAGCTAATAAGATGGTCAAAGAAAAGCTAGAGAAAGAATTGATAAAAAAGTTATCTCAACTACTTTTGCTTTATTATGAAAAAGACTGGATAAAAATAACAAAGCCGAACGACGGATATTATGTAGAGTGTACACTTAACAATTCGTCCATTACTGTTCTTGCCCCTGTTGAATCAGCTAGAGGTTCGCGTTCTAACTTTACCATATATGATGAGGTTGCCATTATGAAGAAAACGGCAATAGACCAAATCTTTGATGGGATGTTGTTTCCAAGGCAACCAAATTATTTAAGCAATCCTGCATATTCTGGAAACAAGAGATGGATAGAAGAATCTAAGAGTATATATCTAACATCATCTAAGTTCAAGTTCCAGTGGTGGTATAGATTGTGGTGCGATTGTGTAACAGGATATTATGTTGATAAGCGTACTAAATATGGCATATTCGCAACTGACTTTTTTGATAATATAGAAAATGGCTTAAAAACATGGGGTGATTATCGTAGAGCTAAAAGGCAGAACGACGATATATCATTTAGGACAGAATACTTAAATGAAGCGATTGGCGAGTCAGAGGATTCTTTCTTTAGTCTTGAATCATTTAAGGAAAATCAAGTTATTACAGATGCGTTTTGCCCACCAAAACCGATGGATTTATTGGTTGCTAGTGAATTAGAAGATGACGAGAAAAAAGACGATGAAGTGCGCCTCATTGTATCTGACTTTGCTTGGACAACAACTGGCAAAAAAGCAAACGAATCGGATAATAGCATTGCTATATGTATAAGAGCAAAGTGGAAAAAAGACCATTTTGATAAATATGTAGAATATATTGAACTGCTACCAACGGCAGATGACGCAGATGGTTGTGCTGATAGGTTAAAAGAATTGTTTTGGTTGTATCAAGCAGACTATTTAGTGCCTGATGCTAGATCGGGTGGCGAAGCGGTTATGATAGCTTTATCTAAACCATATACCAATGAACGTTATTCGGCGTTCATCAATAATCATGGCCTAACTATGGCTGATAAAAAAGAATATCATGTGGCTCGACCCGATAAGCTAGATTACTATAGAGCCAATGCAGTAGACCCAAATGCTTATCCTTGTATCATACCTATTGTTGGTAGTGAAACGCTCAATACGTCTTATTGGAAAGCAACTAAAATGTCACTTGAGAATAATCGTATAAAATTCTTGATAGGGATGAGCGATAAGCAAGATGTTATTGTTGAAACTGGCGAATATTACAAATACACCGGCGAACAGATAGCAGATATACTTGCGCCTCATGGCAATACTGATTTGCTTATATCGGAGGCAGTTAATTTAACCACCATATTCAAAGGCGAAAACATTAAACTGGAAGCGCCGAGAACAGGGCATCGTGACCGTATTGTTACATTAGCTATGGGTATTTTAATATGTGATTATATTGAAAATGAATGGAATAGACAGAATCATGCTGAAGAATATGATTTAGATGACATTCAATTAGTATATTGATATTTGCCTATGAAGCGGCTACTATGTTGGTGTGTGGCTGTGGAGGTGCTATTAGGGTTGTGTGGTGAATATACTCCAAGTTCCAACTTAGGCTTAATTGAAAGCTGAAAATAAAAACACTCAAAAATATCAAACGAGCGGATAGGGAGGACAAGTAGCTCAATGAACTTTGGCATACGTTAATGAAGTCCATAATCTAACCGCTCTAATATATAAACAATAAAACAAAGAAAGGAGGTTGAAGATGCCAAAAAATAATGAAGATGTAAAGCTATCTAAAAATGACCTTCAAGACATTATTGATTTTAGTGCTGGCTTGATGGCGGTTGATAATTTTTATTCACCATTTTTGAGCAATCAGCTATTGACCAATCTAAACAATAATCCACGCTTACCTAATGCAGAGGCGGTAAAAAAGGCGCTCAATGACTACAAGAATAGTGGCGCTGATTTACAGGGGTTTGTAGAATTTGCATCAGCGTTTGATATGATTTTCAAGCGTACTTTATATTCTTATGCAAATGTGCTATCTTTCGACCTTCAGATAACCTGCAAAAACGCATATACAAAAGGCGACTATGAATCAGAGGAATATAAGAAAGACCGGCAAACAGTAGATAATTTCTTGACTAATTTTGACTACAAGAAAGAATTTTATAATGTTCTGCTAAACGTCCTAAAGCGTGACTCATATTTTACTTGGTTCAGAAAGACTAAGAGCGGCAATCGCGGCAAGATGAAGTATGCTCTACAAATTATGCCACAAGATTATTGTATGCTTACTGGATACTTTGAAAAAGGGTTGCTGTGGTCTTTTAATGTACTGTATTTTATGCAACCGGGCGTAGATATTGAGGGGTTTGACCCAAGTCTTAAAAAGACATATCTTGATGCGATTGAAAATGCGGAGCTAAATTATAAGCCGTCTGCACCACTCGATAAACGTAATGGTAGTTATGCACTATGGGCAGATGTATCACCGCTTAATGGTGCTTATGCTTGGAAATTTTCCACAGACAACTTTGCTAACAATCCATTCTTAGCACCATATGTAGCCAATGTTCTACGCAGTGATGAGGTTGGTGAGTTGCAATATAACAAAGACCTTATCTCTGCGGCTGGTATTTTAGCTGGTGAAATTAGACTATTTGATTCAGCCAAGTCAGGCACGAAGGCGAATCAATTTGCTATTGACCCGAAAACGCTTGGAGCATTTATGCAAAAGGCGGCTAATGGACTCAAGAATATTGCTAAACTGGCCGCTATGCCACTTGAGAATATCAAGTTTTTCCAATTTGAGGACAAGAACCCAAATAGCTATACAAATGAACTAACTACAACAGCTGGTATTGGTACTGGTATTAGCCGTGTTATCTATTCATCTGATAAGATGAGCAATGCTGAGCTAGAGGCGGCGCTTAATGAGGTATATCAGACTATGAAGCCAATGTATGCTCAGTTCAATAATTTCCTTGATTTCTATGTCAATCAAATGACTAGCAAATATAAGTTTAAGTTTGAGTTTGTTGGCTCTAACTATCAATTTGAGCGTGATGCCAGATTTGATAAGATGATGAAAATGGCTGATAAGGGACTTGTGCTCAATTCGTCCGCATGGGCTAGTGCTATTGGCATGAATCCTATTACATTCGATAGGATGCTTGCTGAGAGCAAATATACTGGATGGATTGACAAGTATTCAACGCTTATGTTAAATGCAAATACCACAGCGCAATCAAATGAAGGTGGCCGCCCCCGTCAGTCAGGAACATCACTTACTGAAAGCGGAGAGGCAAGCCGAGAAACATTAGAGGAATGATATTATGATGTTATCAGAAAGAACAAGTGAAGCCCTAGATATTCTAGTTGGGCAGTATTTCCAGTTGAACCGCACATTCGACCGTTGCGTTTCGTGGATGGAAGTAAAATTTGCTATGCCTAATGCCGCAAATATTATCCATCACAAGTTAGCGCATCTTTGGCCGCTTATGGCTGATACTGTAAGCGATTTTAAGCATCAGTGGAATATTACTACATATTATCCTGAGACGCGCGGTGATAAGCGCGAATATGATAATCTTGAGCAAATGATGGGTACTATGCTTAGAGAAACGCTTGACCTATATCAAGTTATCAAGCAGACGTATTATATTGCCAAAGAAGAAAAAGATTTTAACGCCAATGCTATGCTACAAGAGCTTATGCAGGATATGAATAAGGTTGTGGCGCAGATTATTCTATTGGATGATAAAGCCAAACAAATGTCAACAGAATATGATGAATACGACCGCCATATTGACAGTTGGGGCATTGTTGGCTTGGAGGATTATCAATGATTATCCTTGGAATCCCAAGAAATCCAGAAGATTATTTTATTGCTGATGATGCGCTTGCATGGGAATTAGACAAGGCTGGTTTTTCAGCTAAATACCTAGATGAGGACGCGCATTATTATAAGCGTAATGCAAAATTGCTAAAATGGCTTGAAAAGAATGGAATAAAAGAAGGATAATACGCTAGAAAGGAGGAGCTATGATTGGAAACAGTCAAGAACATTGCTGCAATTTTAGGAGCAATTCTTTCTTTAGCAGCGGTTATTACCCTATGTTGTAAACCTATTAAACTATACATTGCAAATGCTCTAAAGAAATATCAGAGCGAACAAGATGATAAATTAAAGCAAAATACTCTCAAAGCAACCCTCAAGAGAATTGAGAGTAAGCTAGATGCAACTGTAGCATATACAACTGAGGCGTGTCGTGGTGAAATAAAAAATATGTTCTACAGATATATGGATAATAAGACATTGCCATATTATGAAAAGATGCACATGCTACAGATTGAGGATATTTATGTTAATAAGCTACAAAAGAATCACTATACTAAAGGACTTATTGAGGAAATGAAAACGTGGTCTGTTGACTATACTGGGGTCGATTCACAGGATGTCAATTAACCATAAATTGGCGGCTTGGGCATAGTGCTCTTTGGGCCACCGTAAACGGGATGAATATCTCGTTATATCCTTGCAGAAAGGAGGAAGATGATTGCAAAAAACAATTAAATTTGAAGCATCAAGTATCAAGCATATTGATATGAGCGAATATGACAACGATGATTACATGGTAGGTCGGACGGCATTTTTATCAACACGTCCAAACTCACATGATATTGTCATTCCAGAAAATGTACTCAGAGAATATGCGCCGTCCGTGCTTGGTAAATGGGTCACTGCTGAGGTTAAATTTAATGACTGTACTACACATACCAACGGGCAGTCAATCGTAGGGATTGTGCCGAAAGAACAGGATGTTGAGTTTATCGAAGCTGATGACGGCTATCTTGATGCTTATGTTGATTGTATTATCAGTAAACGATATGCTAAAGAATATTGTAATGTTTTTTCAGAAGATGATGCGCAACGCTCTGTAAGCATTGAGGCTACATTCTCAATGGTTGATGAACATGAATGTGATGGGTTCAATATTAAAACAATCACAACTCTTGGACGAACTGTGCGTCCATCTGTACCTGACGCAAATATTACAATCGTTAGATTCTCAGAGGAAGATGCGGAGAGCTATTACAGTAATCTACATAAATCTGATTCTCTATCTAATCTAAAGCAATTTGTCGAAGAAAGGAAACAATCAATGGCTGAAAAATATGTAAACCATCCTATCAATACATCTAAGGATGCTGTATATACAGGCGAATGGGATGGTGATGACGCAAAGAAAAATTTAGTCAAAGAGAAAAATTATAAGACTCTAGCACCCAAGGTGTGCCTCAGACTTGAGGAAGGTTGGGAAGATAGAGAGGTAACCAAGTTGGGTTACCCCGTCATGGGACTATATGACGGTGAATGGCGTTATTCAACCAAAGCCCTATCATCTGCACTAGCGTATGCAAAACAGAATGATGAGACTGAGGTTGTAAATAAAATTGAGGCTATCTATAAAAAGTTAGACCTTGATGACGATTCTGAAAGAAAGGAGGACAAGAAAATGGCTGAAATTGAATTTAGCGCAGTTGATATTGGCGATATGTGGGGTAGACTATATGGCGCTATGCGCGAAGCTCGTAATTGGGAATATGGTATTCAGGGTATTTATGAGGAGGACAATAAGAAATTTGCTATCATCATTGATGATGCCAAGAAGCTATATCGGCTCGATTTTAGTCTGACTGAGGACGGTCTTACTCTTGCAGATGAGGTTGTTGAGGTCAAGCAGGAATTTACTGAGACAGATAATATCAAGAGATTTGCTGAACCTGAGAATGTTGCTGAATATCGTCTAGCTGGTTGTGATGATTGTGATGAGCACGACGATGAGGATGAGCATGAGGAAGAAATGTCCGCAGACGAAATGAAGGCAAAGATGGCTGAACTCGAAAAGGACATTGAATCCCGTGATAATATTATTATGGAAAAGGATGCAGAGCTAGAAGAACTGCGCAAGTTTAAGGCAGAAGTTGAGGAGCAGCGTAAGGCGGCAACCGTTGAATCTATTATGGCTGAATGCAAGGAATATATGTCTGATGAGCAGTATAAGGAAATGCGTGATGAGGGCATGGCTTGCAAGATGGCTGAGATCGATGGTTGGACAAACAAGGTCAAGGCTGTATCTTTCTCTGCTGTGAAGAAGAATGTAAAGAAAACAAATGATGGGCTGTTCCGTTTTGCGGCTCCTATCGATAACAACAAGAAATCCAACTCTGTTTGGGATAGAATTTAACTAAATTTATAATTAAAGGAGACTATTTAATTATGGCAAAGAATCATGCTATTTTCAATGGCACCCACTGCGCTTTCTGGGATGTGGATGCTTACAATCTAGTTGGTATCGCTGCTACTGATATCGACAACGCTACTTTCCTAACTCTAGGCGATATTAAACTCAAGACAGATGGCGGCTATGAGTTTGCTGTTACTGTTGACGCGGCCAATGCTGGCGAATATGTTGCTGGCACTCCCGCCGTTGGCTATGGTATTGAGGCTCAGATTTTTGATGATCCCCGCTACTTCTACAATGAGACTGGCAAGCCCATTTCTGTTAAGAAGCTGGTCAAGGGTGACTGCATCGAAGTTGACCTTGCCGCATTTACTGCTGATCCCACTACCTCTGCTTATGCTAAGGTTGCGGCTGGTAAGCTGACTGGCTCTGCTACCAACTCTGACCCATTCAAGATTCTTGGTACTCACACTATTGATATTGGTGGCGAACTCGTCAAGACTTGGATTCTCATGAAGCAGTAATATTCAAACAATTACTATATAAATAAAATATAATTAAAGGAGACTATTTAATTATGGCAAATATTATCACCCCAGAACTAGTTCAGTTTGCCAAGGGCAATGCTGATTTTTATACCGCTTTCGCTGATTATCACAACCATAAGGCCGCCACTGAGTGGGGCAAGTCTATGGGCGCATATGACCAGTCTGTTTCTCTAACTGAGAAGGCTGAGAAGGTTCGCAATGCCTACTTTGCAGAGATCGAGAAGGTTTCCAACTGTCCTCTAACTGCTGAGAACCGCGATGCTTGGATGGCCAATCCTGTTGTCCAGTGGGCTAATTTTGCTGTTATCAACGCGACTGTCAATGTTGTTCTACCCGGATATGTTACCTCCACTTTTGCACCTTTCGTTGATTTCCGCACTGTTGGCTATGCTGATATCGTCAACCTAGCTATTCCTCCTAAGACTCTATATACCGTGTCTAAGGGCGCTAAGGGTGAGCGTACCAGCTTCCGTCAGAAGAAGTATAAGGGCAATGTCATTCTGACCCCAATCGAGCACATCATCACTACCTACGTTGATATGGCTCGTGTATTTGCTGGTAAGGACGATCTAGCTGAGGCCGTTCGTGCTATTGTTGTTTCTATCGAGCTCGATATGAACAAGGAAATCGTCTCTGCTCTATCCACTGGTCTTGGCGATGTCAATTATCCCTCTCAGTTTGTTGAGAATGGTGCATTTGATGCTAAGAAGCTCGTTCAGCTTGCACAGCGCGTTCAGGCTTATAACCAGATGGCTAAGCCAATCATCCTTGGCACCGCAGCTGCTCTAATGAATGTTCTACCTGATAGCGCTCTTGGCTATCGTATGAATATTGATGGCAAGGAAGGTGTTGTCTCCTATGTCAAGAATTTCTACGGTTTTGATCTGTATGAGCTACCTCAGGCTCCTACTGGTGGCGCTGACTTTGGTATGGCTCTAAATGATAATGTTCTGTACATTATCAGCCCAGCAGTCAATAAGGCTGTTGCTGGCGTTATGAGCACTTCTATGACCAACTCCAACCAGTTCTATGAGAATGCGGATATTAGCCAGAATTTCACGATGCGGAAGGCATACGACTTCCAGTTCATCACCGCAGCATACGCCGGTATGTACACTATTACTGACTAATAGTAAATATCTATGAGAGGGGTTAGAAATAACCCCTCTCTATTTATCACGGAAATAAGAAAGGAAAATAAAAGGAATGGCAAATACTACTAATAAATCTAATACAACTACACCAAAGACGACTACTAAGAAAGAAGTTGTACCAACCGCACTAGCTGTTGATACAGAGAAGGAACAGCTAAAGGCGCAACTTGCCGACCAGCAGAAGCGCATGGAAGAAATGATGGCGCAGATGCAAGTTCTTATGCAAGCACAGAGTAATTCTACAACGTCAACCAAATTTGTTAACTCTAACAAGCAGATTGTATTTATCAATATGACTTCTGGTGGCTTGAATCTCAAGGGGACTCGTATGTATCACATCGACAATCAGTTTGGCACTAAGAGCGTACAGGAATCTGAGGCTCGTGTCATTGTGGCAAATATGCCAAATACTATTGCTGATGGATATGTATATATTCCAGATAATGAGTTCCTAGAATCCTGCAACATGGGCGGCGTATATGATGGTATGCTCAATGACGAGCAGATGAAAACACTACTTAATCAGGACGCGAATTATGTCTGCGATGTATTTGAAAACGCAACAGATTCTCAAAAGCGTATCATTATTGATATGGTGTCTGATAGACAGCTTAACGGTAATCCTGTTGATGCTAATATTCTAGTTCGTCTTGGCAAGTTGGCAGGAGTAGATTTCTTAGATATTGAACCCCTTGACGACAAGGAGTGATAAATTATGGCAACATCATTTGATGTTATTGGACAAAGAGCATTAAGTGTAATTGATGACTATAAACTGCGCAAACTATATGACGCAAACATTGAGCTGTTTCATGACAAGATTGATGGTTGGATCGTTAGTTCAGCCGCAAAGTTTATAGAATGTGAACAACCGCTAACATACGATTCAGAGCTTAGACAATTTGACGCAGATTTAACAGATTTAGAGATTCAGATTCTTGCCGAATATTGGGTTATATACTGGTGGCGCGGTGAGACGGACGTAGCAACACAGATTGCACAAAAACTTAAAGTTCCATCCTCTTTCCAGATGGATGGCGTATCCTCGCAGAATTTCAAAGAAAAACAGAACGTCATTGATAAACTAGAAGAAGATGTAGATAGGCTCATTCACGACAAATACCAGCTCTTATATCTATCCTCCTATAATTATTAAAGAGGGGTGGATATATGAGTAGAACAGATAAGCAAGAAAAAATTCATGCTTTATATAAAGTCCTGTTGCTGTTTGAAGATTTGACCAGTCTTGAGCCGACAATTGAAGAAGCCGACTATACAGCATATTGTGAGCGGCTATCTGTACGATTTAGGGCGGTTGATGGTGAAATTGCTGATACATTGGCAGGATTAAGCAAAATGGGGCTTGAGCTTACTCATCCTATTATCCGTTCATGTGTATTGCGCATGACAAACAGAATTGAAAGGATGGGTGATTGATATGGCGTATGATGAATTTATTCAGGACATATTAAATACTCGTGGTAGATTTGCTTGTGGCGATGAATATCATGAAAGACACCATATCATTCCTAAATGTCTTGGTGGCACTAACGACGAGGATAATCTTATAGATTTGTACGCGAGAGAACATTATGAGGCACATAAACTCCTTTCTGATGAAAATCCTGGGAATACACCTTTGCAACATGCTTTTTTTATGATGTCGACGTGTATTTCTCAGAATAAAGGTAGATATAAATGCACCGCAGAAGAATATGAGATTGCTAAAAAGAGAGTTTCAGAATGTAAGTTTTCTGAGGAAACATTAAAAAAAATGTCTATTACCAGAAAGGGAAGAACTCTTTCTAAAGAACATAGAAAACATATGTCTGAGGCTCAAATTGGAAGAAAAGTTTCATTAGAAACTAGATTAAAGTTGAGTTTGGCACAAAAAGGAAAATCTCGTCCACATAAAGGACACATACCGTCTGATGAAACAAGGGCGATATGGTCTAAGCAGAGAAAGGGACGAGACGCAGGTGGTAAAAATCCAAATGCGAAAAAAGTTTTGTGCGATGGCGTACTATATGATTGGGCTGGAGAATGTGCTGATAAATTAGGGATTGCAAGAACAACTCTTAGAAGTTGGTTGAATGGACAACGTAAGATGCCAAAGCAGTGGGTAGATAGGGGGCTTTCATATGTATGATATGTTTCAATATCAAACCCGCCCGAATGATTACTATAGAGATTTAATGTCTGAATATATTTGTGCGCAATGGGATAACACGTCTGCTAAAACACCTGAGAATGGTGGCGCATTACTAGAACAAAATGGAATAGGGTCTAATGAATATAGTTGTGTTCAAGCATGGGTTGCTCCTACTGTGGCAACAACATCAACCGGACAAAAGGATACTATAGATTTTTTGCAGTTTATATTCAAGAACATTGACCATTTTGTTGTGCGCGGGCTTTACTACAAGTTTGATAGCAATGTGTGGATTGTCCACGATTCTGGCAAATTTGATGGCTTGCCCCGTGGTGTTGGTGTGCGTCGTTGCAACAATGTTATGCGGATTAAAGATGAGGTCAATGACGTAATCTTTAGCGCTCCATGTGTTGTTGACTATGATATGCAATCACCATCAGCACAGGTTAGTACGCCTATCATCACACCAAACAACCATGCCGTTGTTATGGTTCAGGGCAATGAGGATGTATATAGGCTATTCAAGCTGAATACCAGATATATCCTAGGTGGCAGACCATTTAAACTGTTATCGTATCAAAATGCTATTAATGCTTATGGTATTAGCAAACCAACATTGCTCACGCTTGAGCTATATCTTGATGAGGCTCATGCTGGTGATGACATTGAGAATCAGCTTGCGGATAATAGCTCTGTTGATTATCCAATGGACGAAAACGTGCCATTTCCAATGGGCTAAAGGAGGTCGGTTAGATTATGTATAATTCATTAAGTCGCTTGCCGACAATACCATATAATATTATGGTATATTTAGCAAAATCGACTGACCCTATTGCTGATGTCTTTTGGAAGATGCTGGCATATAAGGACTATAAGGCGTTAAGCCATGAACCACTTACATTTCAACAGAAAATGAAATTAGTGTGGTCATATGGCAAGCAGGATACATATAGCGTATTCTTAACTAATCTAATTGAGGACGCTATGGCTGAATCTAAGCAGATTGTTAAGATATATCAATATTATATCCATGCGTCTGAGCTATATACTAGCACAGTAGTCTATGCGTTTGATTGTTTATATGGCGGTCAAATGAGCTTAGTTGAATATAATGGTATTCCTGTCAATCGTGGCGATTTGTTCATTCATTGTGTGTTATATTTGCTCAATGGCGCAGAGGTGGGCGGTGTAGGTAAGCTCATGTTCTTAGATGATATGAGCCGATACAGCGCGGCACGTTCAACTATTGGCAATAATAAGACATTCACCGGTGTTCAGTTATATATGGCGGTCAATGTTGGTGATTCTGGCAAGGTGGTAGATTGTGGCGATTGATATTGCCGTCCTTGAAAAAGGATATTTTTATTTCGACAAGCCCGTACCATATAAATTATCAGATACGACCCATATTGATATAACGCCTATATCAGTATATGACAGCGAGGTCTTTTTGTCACGTTGTGATATTCTTCAAATAGATAAAAATGCGCTTAATTCTGTTGAGATAATACAGATGAGTTATCTTGATTTTTTATTGAAAATTATGTTGCCAACAGACCAATCAGGATTATTACTAGATAAATTCTGTAATATACTTAAATTATGCCTTGGCATGCCAGATTGGAAAATCAAGATGGATGGAAAAAAAAGAATCAGCATACTTGCACCTGATGAATCGTTTGAAATTACAGGCAAGCAATTTGATGATATTAAGCGTATTATATTGTATCAGAATGTGCCGCATTATGACGATACCTATATTGACCCAGAGGCAAAGGCAGCAATGCAGGAATTAGATAAACTGAAAAGCGCTAATATCAATATGCCGACACTAGAGCGGCGCATGGCTATTATTACAGCTCATTGCGGCATTGATAAACAAGCATTGATGCAGTATACAATGCGGTCATTACAGTTACTATTTGAAGAATGCGCTGGAGAAGTTGAGTTTACAACTTTGCGTCCTATTATGCTATATGCTGGGAAAGCTAAAGAGCTTGAACATTGGATATATAAGAAAAAGAAAGATAAGTTTGATGGCTATTTCACTAGTGTTGGCTCATATCAAGAAAAATTTGGTGGAGAATCTGGTGTAAAAATATCTAACGTATCTCAAGAAAATTCTGTTGGTGCTAGTTTTGACCAACAATTTAATTCATTTAGAAAAAATTAAGGAGGAAAATATATGAACTATGTAGCTGGCGGTGCTGGCAGAGCGCTACTGTTCCTTGGCGAACAGCTTTATTCTGTCGGTAATACGCTTGACAACAATGCGATTCATTTCTCTATTACAGCTGAAGACATTCGTGGCGGCAAGAAACATTTCCTGCTTGCTCAGTATTTTCATGACCCCAACATGACCGTTGATCTACAGAACGTTTTCTTTAACTTCAACGAGCTTGGTCTAGTCACTGGCAATACTATCGCGGCTGCCGGTGGCGTTGTAACTCCAACTCAGACACCTGTTGCTCCTGTTGGAATGGGAGGCAAGATTCTTGTTTGGTACAAGAAGCCTACTGAGGACAATTGGAAGGATGTTACTTATACCAATGGCGTGACCATTCCGGGCGCTGTTCTTGGCGAAGTATATTGCATCAAGTATTTCTGGAACAATCCTAACGCAGAGTCTATGACTCTCAATGCAAACAGTGAACCTGCTGAACTTCAGCTTGTTCTTATTCAAGACCTGTATTCTGCTAGCGTTCAGAAGGGTGTTACTACTCCCGGTGCAAAAGCTGGTCAGGTAATTACTATTTGTCCAAGATATAAGTTGAATGGTACAACCGACCTTGACTTTGCGGCTGCATCTACTGTTGGTACGTCTCTGAGTGGTACTGTTCTAGCCGTGGAAGATGATTCTAGCTGTGAAGGCGATTACATCTTTGGTTATATGACTCAGGAAATCTTTGGCGCAAAGTGGCAGAATGAAGTTAGAGCGATTGCATTTGAAGATGCTGACATGTCTCTAGCTGCTCAGGGCACTCAGACTGCTGTTTGTTATGTCTTGTTTAACGGTAATAAAGCACCAAAGATTGTTGATAATGCCAACTTTACGTTTGCTGTTGAAGATGGCGATACGTTTGCATCTGTTGATGCTAAGGGTGTTGTTACCGCTAAGGCAGCTGGTAAGGCTCACATTTCCGCGACTCTAAAGGGTGCAGACCCCGGTAACGGCCCTGCTGTCGTTGGCTATTTTGAGGTCACTGTAACTGGCTAATTCGTTTGATTTCAATGGGGAGAGATAGCAATATCTTTCCCCATTTTATTACGTTCAAATAAAGTAGGTGAGAAATAATGGATTGTCCATATTGTAATGTGGTAAATTACGATGAAATCCCAACTTGCAACAAGCAAGAGGGACATCCTATTTGTCCACATGTTAGGCGGTGTATTGAGCATCATATCTGGAAACCTCTAGCATATATGGCTAATTGCCCAATTAAATCCGCGCCAACTGGTAATGTGCAATTTGAGCGGCATGGATATTTGTATGTTAAAGTAGGTGAACAGGTTATTAAGGTACAAAATCCATATAATTATATCCCAGATAATGTAGAATTAAGGAAATATAAAGGAAATTATAAGGTAGTAGTAAAGGAGAATAAGGAATAATGAAGGAAAGTATTAAGGCATTTGAATCTGTAGAATTGGCTGATTATGGTATTCGTGTTAATCGTTATCTGACATATAGTCAGATTCAGTCTATTGTTGATGGGCTAAAAAAACTAGATTCATGGGCAGAGCGGCAACAGAGTATTGATATGTGTATTCTATATTTTGCAACTGATCTAAAGAAGGAAGAGATTGAGAATCATGATCATGATTATTGGCTCAAGACGGGTATTGTTGAAGCAGTAAATGATAAAATTGAGAATATTTATCAGCTCAATGAGGCGATTGATTATGAAGAATCCCTAAAGAAGGCAATTGTTCAGATTTCGCGCGAGCTACCAAGATTCAGCAATAAGGTGGATGAGGTGATGAAGAATGCCTCTGTTTCAAGCAAGAAGTGACAAAGAGGTCTTAGCTATGTTACATAGTCCTATAGCTAAAGCTATTAACTATGTTATAGACAAGATATATGATGAGAATATAGGTGCGATACATGATATAGTATATATGGCATATAGCCCAGAGGAGTATGAGCGAACTGGGGATTTTTATAGAGCATGGGGCATGGGCGAACCCACTAAGGCACTGAATGAAAGAACGACTAGAGGCGAGTTCACATATAAGCCCGATAAGATGAGCATTGGTAGCACTGACCCAAACAGCTCTAGGTATGGACAACATATTGGTCTAGCTGGTGATTTCTATGGACAAGATGCGCGACCATACTTAGCCGAATTAATATATAATGGCGCAACTGGCGGCTATTTTGGCGATGGTGCGTTTAGAAAAAAGCGCGACGCATGGGAAGAATTGAATAAGCGTATAGGTAGACGTAAGATGAAACAATGGATGAAAGATGGGTGGGAGGCGGCTGGGCTTAAAGTGCAGATGCACAATAAAGCCATAGAGGTCACGACAACTAAGGTGGACTAGATATGATTATAGCAGGATTAGATGCTAGTACGTCTTCTACTGGATGGTCTATATTTGATAATGGGAGGCTCATTGCATATGGCACAATTAAGCCAAAGGGCGATGATTGGCATGATAGAGTAATGGGACTTACTATGGAATTATCATAAGCCAACAATTCTCTATGCTGAGGAAGTGCCATTAAAAAAAGGCGCGTCAACCATAGAGAAATTGGGTGCAGTACAAGGCGTAATATTAGCATTATGTGCTGGTTTCAAGATAAAGCCATGCTTCTTGATGCCAAGTAAATGGCGTGGCGACCTTAATCTCTTTGATGGCACAAGAGCTGGTCTACAAAGGGATGTTCTGAAAAAAAAAGCCATAGAGATGGCGAATGAAGAATTTAGCCTCGATTTGGCATGGGTTGCCCCAAGTAGCAAAAAAAATGAGGATGATTGCGCAGAAGGAATCCTCATAGCCTACTCACAAATAAAAAAAAGGAGTGTGATGAATGGCTGAGATGATATATAATGGAACATATAGTGTCTATGTACATATAAATAAAGAAAATGGGAAAAAATATGTTGGAATCACTTCCAGAGAACCAGAGCAAAGATGGAATAAAGGGAACGGCTATCATTATAATAAACATTTTTTTAGTGCGATAAAAAAATATGGTTGGGGTGGATTTGAGCACGAAATAGTAGCATCTAATTTAACAAAGCAAGAGGCTGAAAATTTTGAAAAATTGTTAATCAAGCATCTACAATGTTATAAACCAGAATTTGGATATAATAATGATATGGGTGGAAACGCCGCAGATAAGATATCTGAGCAAACAAGAAGAAGATTATCTGAGTCTCATATGGGACAAAAGCCTACAGAATATCAAAGACGGAGGACTTCAGAATCTTTATTTGAAAGATGGAGCAACCAAGAGATTAAAGATAAATTTTCTTTGCTAATGAAAGAAAAATGGAAAGACGAGGAATTTTGTGCTCGTGTGTTTGCAGGCAGAAAGAACGTTAGATATGATACTAGAAATGTTTCGGTTGTTTGTGATGGCATTGAGTATAGAAATGTAAGAGATTTCGCGGAGTCAAACGGACTTAATAGATATACGGTAAATAATTGGTTGAATGGAAACCACACTATGCCAGAATATTGGTATAACAAAGGACTTAGGAATAAAGAAGAAGAAAGAAATAAAAAGATAAGAAGGAGAGGTGCTAAATAATGGCAGGAAGTTCCTCTCAATACTCGATTCTGGTTGATGTTCAATTACAGGAAGAGAGTATAAAGAAACAACTCAAAGAAATACAAAGTAATAAAGACACCAAGTTAAAGATTGGTGTTACAGCGGATGGCGCAGAACGAACTAAGAAAGAATTAGATGGTGTAACGCAATCTACCAAGAATCTTGACAATTCTACTAAAGATTTGATGTTTACATATCAACAATATCGTCAAGTCTTAGATAGCGTAATTAATATCACTGAAAAAATGTATCAGTCAGTTAAATCACTGGATGATGCACAGACAGAACTAAAGAAGGTGTCCGACCTACAAGGCGCGGCACTTGATAATTATACTAAGAAATTATCTGAATCTGGAAAGACAGTAGCAAGAACCGGTAAACCAAATCGGTCTGAGCCGGTATGTACAGATGGTAAATGTGCATAAAGAACAGCTCCTAAACCCTTGAAAGCCTAAAGAGCCTTATCACTACAACATGAGGATTAGATATACCTGAGTGTGAATTATTCATTGTTAACAATGAATTAGTGCGAAAGCAGAAAGACGATAAGGATGATTCCATGGTTGAAAGACCTAAAGAATCTGTTGCAAATAATGTATAATATTTGGGACAAAAGGGCAGATTGGGCGCGAAGTCCTGATGAGGGATGTGTCAACAGAATATACAGAGCGACCCTCCAATAATATAGGGTGAAGAATTATTCGGGAAGGGATTGAAAACCCCTTGACAAATTATTTAAGATGTGATAGTATGTAGATACTTAAATAATATCTACGAAAGGAAGTATTTATTATGTATCTATCTATTGCGACATTTGTTCTTATAGGCCCATTGATTGTCATTTGTGGTTGGGTAATTATCGTTAAGGATATTATTCATTGGATGGAAAAAGACAATGAAGAGGTAGACAAACAGCTGAAAGAAAAATATAATGTGCGCAACGAAACGCCAGAAGAGGAAGAGGCGCGTGTTGAAGAATACGGGCTTGATGACCAATGGGGTATTCTTAAATAATTTGTAAATAACTGTCAGAAATGGTTTCTGCGGCTACTATGTTTAGGAAGTCCGGCTTTAATGATTCTGATGCCGCGATACTAGCAAAGGTAGCCGCACAATATCAAAACGTAGCGGATACTGCGGTGTCAGCAGAAGATGCCGCCGCATCTATTGTTTCTCAGATTCGCGCATTTGGCAAGGATGCAAGCTTTGCCACTACGGTAATTGACGCATACAACGAAGTAGCAAATCGTTTTAGTGTAGGCACAAACGACCTATCTAATGCCATGGAGATTGCCTCTAGTGGTATGGCTACTTATGGCAATAGCTTCCAAGAGATACTTGCTTTGGTCACTAGCGGTACAGAAATCATGTCTGGTAGATCATCTCAGGTAGCCAGAGGCTTGTCAACGATTGCTTCTCGTATTGTAAAGAACCAAGATGCATTAAAAGAATATGGTATCACAGTAGAGAATGTAGATGGCAGCTTAAAGAGCACATATGACGTACTTGCTGAATTAAAGCCAAAATGGGATTCAATGACAGATGCTCAAAGAACTGCTTTGGGTGATACTATAGCTGGTTAAATTGATTTAGCCAGAGACAGACTTAATTGACGGGAAAGAACAGGGTCGGACTTGTTATCTGTGCATTCGCATGGATGCCTAAGAGCCTTATACACCAACTTATTATGGCGACATAATAGGGGTCTAAACTAATCATTTAGAGTATGGTAAAAGAGATGAGGATATATGGTCAATCCGCAACGAAGCATCTATTGGAATATAGATGAACGCTCAACGAACATCGAAAGCAACCAATAAGTATTGGTAAATGTAACTAACGATAGTTAGAATAAGCCGTTTAACGGACGAAGCGAGTAGAGTAAGCGATAGTGCTAGTCGCTGAAAGAGTCTGCGTATTACAGTATTGTAATATAAAATATGTTCTATTCCTATGCGAAAGGCATAGGCAATGATATTATCAAAATGTGATTGATGGAGGAAGGTGAAAACATATCAAGACTAACAAAGGAAAAAGTTGATGATATATTGATGTCAAGAGGGCTAAAGCTAAAAGACGATGTATATATTTCAAGTAAATCTAAAATTCACTGTGTAGACGAATATGGATATGAGTACAGTTTAACATTAGATAATATACAAGATAAGAGAACGGTTAGTTTTGCTAGATATTCTGTACGAAATCCATATACATTGCACAATTTGAATCTATTTATAAAAGAAAATGAGCTTGAATGCGAATTGCTTTCTACAGAGAATCCTAAAAGTGAAAAAGACAAGTTAGAGTTTAGATGCAAATGTGGCAAACATTATTTTCTATGTTATAATCATCTATTGATGAATCAAAAAGATACTTGCAATGAATGTGGAAGAGCAAGGGAAAGTAGATATACTCCGGAATATATAAATAGCATTATATCTGTTTTAGGCTACTCTTTGATACCAAATACTCCTGCGTCATACCGTTCTGTTTGTGTGCAAGATAATGATGGATACAAATATAAGGCAACGTTACCAAATTTGATGAATGGTGCAACGCCTATCAAATTTCATAAACTCAATCCATATACAATAGAGAACATGAAGTTGTTTCTAGCTTCTAATAAGTATCCAGTTAAACTTTTAGAGCCAGATGATAAAGTGATAGAAGTACGAACAGATTATATTAAATTTTCTTGTTGCGTATGTGGTTCTGAGTATATGGCGACTTGGGGACAAGTGGTAGAAACAGATAGATTTAGATGCGAAAAATGTGTTAAGAAACAATCAAATCTATCATATTATGTTGAACAATATTTAATAGAAAAAGATGTTGAATATATTAGAGAATTTAGATTTGATGATTGCCGTTACAAAAGAGCATTACCGTTTGATTTTTATTTGCCATTACATAATTATGTTATTGAGGTAAATGGCGATCAGCACTATTATGAGAATCCAATGTTCCAACAATCTCTTGACGAAAGACAGAAAATAGATAAAATTAAAGAAAATTATTGTAAAGAAAATAACATAGGATTTTTAGCAATGCCACGATGGTGGATTCAAAACAAATATGAAGTAAAAAGATATAAACAAGAAATAGATAATATCGTTGGGCGAGATTAGCACCCTCGTTTAATAAAAAGACAAATCAATATAAAGTCCTTGCTGCTGTTATGCAGAACTTTGAACACGCTACAGATGCAACAAAAGTAGCGCTCAATTCTGCTGGCTCTGCGGCACATGAAAACGAACGTTATATGGAGAGTCTTGAAGCAAAAGTTCAAGCTGTAAAGGCTGAATTTGAAGATTTCTCCAATCGTGTACTGTCAAAAGAATTAGTATCTGGATTCCTTGATGACGGACAGGCAGTTCTACAATTTGTGAATACAGATTTTGGCGCATCATTGACAAGAATAGCCGGTGTTGGTACTGCCGTTGCTAGCACACTTGGCTTGATTGGCACAATGGGCGCTAAGTTGGTACTTGTAGCAAAACAGCTGCAAAATGCAGGCGGAGCAACTGGGTTATTAGGATTGCTAACAACACCAAAAACAGTGCTTGCCATTGGTGGCGTTGTGGCTGCACTTACAGCCATGTTCGAGATAATGAAAGCCATTGATGGGATTGATGACAAGAAGCTCACATCTCTCAGTGATACATTGCAAACAACAAATGATAAAATAGCTGAAATGTCAGCTGATGGCTCTGAATATGATACACTAATTAAAAAGGCGGGCAATCTTACAGAACAAGAAGAGACGCGACTTGGTATTTTACAAGCACAGTTAGATACTCTAAAGAAGCAATCAGTTGAAGAAAATAAGGCATATTATACCGAGTGGCAAAAACAACAGCAAAAAGGTGGCAGCAGATGGGAATATGGTGAAGGTGATGGTACAGGTACTACATTCACATTTGAGGGACAGACATATACTGTCTATACAACGACTAAAGCCGAAAAAGCGACACGGAATTTAAGCGCAGCGATTGTTGATTTACAACAAAAATATGACAATGGAATGTCACAGCAAGAATATATTGCTGGGTTACAAAATATAATTGATGGTGCTCAAGAAACATATGACAATATTCTTGCGTTAAAAGACCTGTATGCAGAGACCGGGGATGAACAATATAAGCTCACACAACAGCAAGAGATATTTGTTGACATCATTGAGCATCAAAAAGAAGTTGTAGCTGGTCTTGGCGCAGAATATGCACAAAATTCTGAGGATATTGGACAATTTGGCGATGCAGTAGAAGAATCAGCCTCTAAGCTAGATACATATGTTTCCGCTCTTGATGAATATCGTGGTGCAAATGAAGATGCGGCCAGTTCGTCTGAGATTCTTGTCAATTCCCTATTTGACGCAAATGGACAATTGACAGAAGCCGCCAAACAAGCGTTAACCACAGATGGTGCTATGGCAAGCATGGCGCAATCATTTATTCAGGCACAGCAAGCACAAGCACAGGCAGATTTTAGCGCATTGATATTGGCTATTAGTAAAGTTGGAGAAGCGGCTATGGTTACAACCAGCCAATTAGTATCTATGATGGCTATGGCTGGCGTTGATATTTCTGGCGGAGAAACAAGTGCAGTAGCAAGCCTGAGGCATCAATATTATCTTGAAACCGGTAAAGGTAGTACATCTGGGTCTAAAATGGTGGGCGGCAAAGTTGAAATGCAGAACACCAAAGAATTTACAGATTGGGCAGTTTCATATATCCAAAAACAAGCACAAGAAAAATTTGAGAAGCAACAAAAAGAGTATGCTGATAAGCTCAAGCAGATAGGTACATTTGTCCCATCTGGTGGAGGAGGTGGCGGTGGTTCATCCAGAACCAAGCAAGACCAAGAAGAAGTTAAAGCTCAAACCATCAATACCATTGAAGAACTGCGTGAATATTTAACTGATGAATCAACTCGCCTCAAGTTAATTGACCCAGATATTAGTAAATCTGATTTACAGTCAACTCTATCAGAAGTAGCTACTATATATCAATCCTATCAGGATTATCTATCTCAGCTCAAGCAACAGGGATTTGATGAAACAAGTGAACAGTATCAACAAGCCGAGGCTGAATTTGCTCAATTTGTTGAAGTATTAAAAACGCTGTTCACACAACTTGTATCTGGTGGCAAATACAGCGTAGATGAGCTTGTTGGGTATATTGAACAAAATTGTGGCAATCTATCAACCACCATTAGCGGGATGCTAAGTGGATTGAAAACAGAGGTACAATCTACAATAACATCTATAGCTACTTCTACACATGAGGCATTTGCTTCCGGTGATGCTAATAGTATTATTGGCTCAATTGAAAATGCTTGGGATATGATTAGCTCTATGGGCAACGCCATAGATGATGCTTATAGTTCTGCTGTAGATGAAATTATATCGAAAGCTGATAAAGAAGCAGAAGTAGCACAAGGCGTATCGGATGAATATGACCGTCAAAATAAGCTACTTGAGGACAAAATCAAGCTAGAAGAAAAGCTAGAGGAATTAGAACGAGCCAAACAGCGTCGCATGCTTGTATATAGTGAAGGTCGCTTCCAATATATGCAAGATGTTGATAAAATATCTTCTGCACAAGCTGAATATCAAGAAACATATAGAGGTGTTGAGCAAAGCCAGATTCAAGGACTTTTGGATAAGATAGGCGAAGAATCATCCGAGTTCTTTGCTGACTATTTTACAAAAGCTAAAGAGAAAGGATACGGCGACCTTCCAAGTAGTAGCATACAGGCATATCCATCGGTGTTGAAAAAGCACCTAATGGATTATCTTGAAAAGCAAACAAAAGGAACAGTTCTTGAAGGCGCGGACGAAAGCCAACTAGAAAAGATTTTTGGTTCAGCTATGAAACCGGGCGAAGCATATGCACAACTTGCAGCCGCTGAAGCCGCAAGACAAGCCGCCGCAGATGAAAAAGCTGAACGTAAAGCAGAGTTAAAAAAGCAAATTCAGGAAGAAAACGTAAAATATTACGGAGTTCAAACTGACTTTGGTGAAAAGATATTAAACGCACAAACCCAAGCAGAGGTTGAATATTGGACTAAGCTTAGAGATACCAAGCAACAGATGATTAAGGAATATAGAGAGGCATATGGCGATGAAGCCGCCTCAAAATATTTCGGAACAGATGTTAGTAAGCAAGATACATGGAAATCTAATAAAGACTTATATAAAGAGGCTTATGGATCTGGTAGTGAAGCTTGGAGAACTAAAAAATCTGAGTTTGAGAGACAACACTATTTTGATGAAAAAGATAAATATACTGAAAAGAATCCAGACCTCACAGTAGCACAGTATAATGCTGCGACCGCTGTTGATATGGAAGGATTAGGTGAGCAGAGATTATATGACAGAATATTTAGAGGCTCTATCACTAAGTCTGAGATTCAAGACCTATATAACAAGTCAAAATCTGACATTTCTAAGGGCTACTTGCTTAATCTAGCATCTGAGATGCATAAAGCTGGTTATCAGGGATATGCTAGAGGAACAAGAAGCGCCAATAGTGGCTTATCAATAGTTGGTGAAAACGGGCCAGAGTTAAGAGTTCTAAATCAGGGTGATGGTATATTACCTAACAATATAACAGATAATCTATGGCGATGGGGTTCTACGACTCCTAGTGATATGCTGGCTTCTTTGGCTCAAAAAGCACAGAATTGGGCGCAAACGCTTAATATTAGCAATGTCACATTGCCAAATGTGCGCGACGCTCAATCGTTCGTAAGTGGACTTAGAGAATTGGCGCAACAATATGTGACAAGACGTAATTAACATTATATCCTAGTAGGTTGAAATATACCTACTAGGATTATATAAAAGAGGTGATTTAGTGTTACCTAGTGAAGAATTATTACAATCTATAGACATCTTGGCGCAAAATGCAGTCAAAGATGTAGTTAAGATATATACAGCCATAGTAACTGCTGTGGCCGATAATAGTACATGCTCTGTTAGAGTGAATGGCAAGACACATAGTAATATAGCATATTATGGGGATGCGCCTAGTGTAAATAAAAGCTATAGGGTATTCTGTCCAAATGGCTCATTAAATCAGGCATTTATTATTACAGAATTTAATTTACCACCATATACAAAAGAGGATGCTGGAAAGGTCTTGTCAATAGATTCAGAAGGAAAGCTAATTTGGAAAACATTATAGGAAGGAGGATGAGATATGGCTTTAACAAAACCTAGTTTATATCCAGTAGCCGCATTCGATGCAAGCAAAGAGCAGAAGTTCAAGTTCTACTCACAAGGCGGCTCTCAGGTTACAGGTAACATATTAACAATAAAAAATAATGCAACGCTGGCTCAAGTATATAAACAGACGGTTACATCATTTGCTTATATTCATACATTACCAGCTAACACATTAACCAATGGTGTGCGATATCAGGCAACAATTCAGACAATTGACGCACAGGGCAATATATCAGTTGAATCTGATCCAATTTTATTCTATTGCTATACTCAGCCTACTTTAGCGTTTACTAATATGCCAGCAAGCAATAATATTCCGAACGCATCATTTGAATTTGAGGCACAATATAATCAGGCCGAATCTGAGCCATTGGCGCAATATCAGTTTAATCTATATGACGCTCAGGGTGATTTGGTAGCAACTAGTGGCGTTAAGTATTTACAGAATCAAGCTGTACCAACAACTGTATCTTATATGTTCTCAGGCTTTGAGGATGGGCTTACTTATCAAATTGAGGTAGTTGGGCAGACTGTAGAAGGAACGGTTGTAGAATCTGGTAAGGTTAGTATATATATTGTTTACTATGTGCCACGTGTCTATACAACCATGTACCTAACCAATAATTGTCATGATGGATATGTAACAATTGAGAACAACATGGTTGGTATTCCGGGCGATTCTAATCCATATCCCCCCACATATATTGATGGTAAAGAGGTCGACCTTAGAGCAGACGGTTCGTATGTAGAATGGAAAGATAACTATGAAATAGCTGGCGATTATACCATGGGGATATGGGGGCGTGACTTTAACCCAAATTCGACTATTCTTACATTCACTAATGATGATGGAGCAACAGTGATAATTACATATCGCGAAGAGGGCGAATATGTATGGGTTGAACTTGTAGCTATTCATCCTAAGTGGACGCATTATTATAGCATTTTCTCTAATAAAATCGCCAAGCCAGCTGATACAGAATATCTATTTATCTGGAATCGGCGAATTAACAATGTATACGACTTAAAAATTGAGAATAGAGGTGAGACGGTATGATTGCTGTATTAGGATATAATTTTTGTGCAGACAGAAACGCTATTGACCCTATGCCAACTAACGTCTCACATATTACTAAGACACGCATTGAGAATGGTATATATGACCATTTTAATGTGAGTCAAAATGTAACTAAGCCATATAACCCAACCATCCCTACAGATTGGGATTGGGAGACTATAATGGACTGCAATTTCGAGAATAATATCTCAGCAGGCAATGTTGACCAAATTGCAAAGGATATTACAGGTTATAGACTAAAACGGCGCAAAGTAGGAGAATTTGAATGGACGACGATTAAAGAGGAAGAAATCAACGACCTGTCTGAATTGGCGTTTACATTCACTGATAATTTGGCGCTTAACTTTACTGAGTATCAATATGCTTATGTACCTATGATGAGCGGCGTTGAGGGTGATTATATTGTAGAGCAGATTGCTACTAATTTCAAGGGTATATTTATTTGCGACCTAGATACAGTATATAAGCTATATAGTGGTGTATCTTATGGTAACAATGACCAAGTACGGCAAGTTGGTGTATTTACACCATATGGGCGGCAATATCCTGTTGTTATTAGCAATGGCTTACAGAATTATCAGACCGGCTCAATCCAAGGCAAGGTGCTACCGGCCGATTTTGAGCAAACTGGCAATATTGATAGACAGGAAATCACAACTAGAAAGAATACCTTACTAAAGTTCTTAACGAATGGGAAGCCCAAGGTAATAAAGGACTGGAATGGTGAGGCTTGGCTCTGCCTTATCACGGGCAATCCCTCAGTATCTTATGATAGTAATTATGGTATGGGCATGTGCGATATTAGTGCAAGTTGGACAGAAACAGGTAAACCGGATAATAAGTCTGATTTGTTTATGAATGGGTTTATCCCAACGGAGGCATAATATATGGCATTGAATATCACACAGGATGATTATAATATCCTTAGACAATCATATATCAAGCAATATATTAAACTAGACCTATTGGATTTCAACATGAACGTCGTAGATGAACTAAGCGGCAACTTGATTGGATTATCAGTTACAGTTGATGCTAATGCTGATTTGCGGCGTTCATGTGAATGTAGTCTAGTTGTTACGGACAGCTCCTTTGAGATTAAGGCCGGTGGCAAGATTTTTCTTGATAAATATATTCGTCCATGGATAGGCTATTTGAATATCCGTACAGGTAATATCCAGTGGTATAATCAGGGTATATATCTAATCAACGCGCCTAGCTATCAATATGATGCAGCGACACATACTCTATCTTTTTCAGGGCTTGATTTGATGTCCAAATTAACAGGACTAAGAAATGGTGAATTGCCGGGTGTGCCAACTAAGATACCGATTGGCTCAGATGTGCGTGGTGCTATAATTGCCGCATTGGAATTAGGTGGGTTTAATAAGTACATAGTCAGTGAATGTAAGAATGTAGATGATTCTATACAAGAAGTGCCATATGATATTGAGATAGCTCAAGGCGGAACGGTATATGATATCCTCAAAGAGCTATGTGCTATATTGCCACAATATCAGATGTATTTTGATACAGATGGCGTATTTCACTATGAGCTAATTCCAACTGGCGCGAACGACCCTGTGCTAATTGATGACGATATGTGGCAGAATATCCTTATCTCAGAATCAGTAAGTACAGATTTTGAGAATGTCAAGAATTATATAGAGGTATATGGACGAAGCCATGATATTGACCATTTCAGCGATAAGACAACTGTATCAGGCTCAACTGTGACATTGCATATCCCGTCATTAACACCAACTGAAACAGGTGGCTCACCATTACAAGAATGGACAGAAATTGGCTTTGTTCCGCCTAGTGATGTAACAGGTGATATCCAACTTACAATTACAGCTGGTGCTAGTGAAGCAGAGCCTACCACATTAGGCACATATAAATTTGTCAATAAAGATGGCTCATATGTAAACAAGCTTGAAAAAGACAAATATTATGTTGGACAATTCCAAGCGGACGACACATTTTTAGACCTAGGACAAGACCAAGCATATGGAATAGCATATGATAATAACCCAGACAGCCCATTTTATGTGGGTGACCCTGTTGGTTCTAGCTCCGTTGGTATTATTAGACATGTGTGCTATAGTGGAGAATATGATAATATCACATCTAATGATTTAGCCAAGCAGAGAGCTGACCTTGAATTATATTGGAGCTGTCGGCTTAATGATAGCATATCATTAGCTACTATACCAATTCCATGGTTAGATGTCAACATTATTATGAGCCATGCCATGAAATTGCAAGGCGACCCAAAGAAATATATGATACAGTCATATAATGCAACATACGGTGAATCAAATAGTATGACCATATCAGCGTCAAGTTGGTATCCATATTATCTTGTAGATGGAACACAAGAGCCGGTTGAGCTAGAATATATTATGTCAACTGGAACACAATTCATCAGCACGGGCTTTATCCCTAATAATAATACGCGTGTCCAGATGACATTAGCAATGCTTAATGATGTTAGCGGATATTTATTTGGCTCACATTATACCAACGAGAAAGAAAAGCAGGAAGACCCAGATACATACACTTATTATTCATTACAATATGATAAGGGTGTGTTTACAATGGGATACGACCAAGAAAATACCAAGACGTTGACTATAGAGCCAACTTTTAATCGTATTACGGTTGACATGAATAAAAACCAGCTTACTGTCAATGGACAATCTATTCAGTATGATGCAAAAGAATTCAAGATGAAAAATAATATGGCGCTATTGACTTATACTAAAGACGGATTCTTCCAGACTCCCTGTTTGTCATCATTTTTATATTCATGTAAGATATGGGACGATGGTGTATTGATTAGGGATTATATTCCATATCAAAATAAATTGGGCGATGTCGGATTATGGGATAAAGTGCATAGCGTATTTTATGGCAATTTTGGCACGGGTAAATTTATTGCTGGGCCAATTGTTAAAAAAGAATGAGGTGATTAAATGGCGACTAAATTTCCCGGTCAAGTTGATATATTTCCAACTATGCTAGATATTACAGCTGATGATGCTGAGTTGGTTAAGCAATATCAAGATGCTATGGAGGCTGGTAGTTATGATGTGGCGCAACAGGTATTATCTCAAATACCAAATGGACAACAGAAGATTATTTCAGCTGGTCTTATGAATGATGTGCTAGACGGGCTTACAGCAACAGAGCAATATTTTGGCGATAGATATAGCCCCGGTTATGTTGTATCTGAGACGCAACCGACATTTCAGCAAGCTACGGATTTTTGGTTTCATGTGACAGGAGCGGCTAGTATATGATGACAATGAAATATCAAGATTTACACCTGACTGATGTTGAATTAAATACACGGTTCAAGCAGTATATGGTGACTGGGCAGTATGAGGAGGCTCTTGCCATTCTAAAAAATGACCAGTTAACAGATAAGACAGTAGTAGCCGCATTATTCAATTATGTGACTGGGCGCATTGTTGCAGTTCAATCAACATCAGACCCTACATTTAAGCAGGATAAAATCAAGGTTGCCGCTGAGCCTCCGGCTGGCATAACAAGCGGACAAGTATACTTCAAATTGAAGGAGTGAACAAATTGGCTGAAAAGAAAAATTTTATCATAGAGAATTATAATGGCACAGATTATGACACACTATATCCAGAAACAAATAGTGGACAGGTACTATTAGATAGTGTTGCTCAAGCCAGTACTAACCTTTCATCTGGTTCAACGCTAGATGATGCGCTAAATGGTATTACTAAAGACGGTGGTGGATTCCAAGTTGGTGATACATTGACAACGGCTAGAAAAAATTTAGGTAATAAATGGCTATTGTGCAATGGTGCACATGTTTTGACTGAAAATTATCCAGAGCTTGGAGAGCTGTTTAATTCGAAAGAATTTGATTGGATATCAATTGGTGATTCCGGGAAAACAATATTAAGTTTTGCAACGAATGCAGATCAGACAAATGAGAAATTTTTAATTTCAACAAATGATGGGGTATATTTTGGAAGCGATTTGATTAATAGTGCTTCTTGGACTAAATTATTCACCTATACAAATGCTGACGTATATTATCTAAATAACACATGGATAGTAATTAGTGACACTAATTGGAAATATTATTCTGGCAATGAAGTCACGACAGATAACTTTGCTAACATTTCAGTTCCTAGTTCACCAAGGTACACTTTCGATGACATTGCTTATAGTGGAGACAAATATTATATTTTGTCTAAGTATACAAAAAGCGATAATACCGAAAAAGATGTTTTAATTTATACAGATTTAGCGGTCGTTCCCTCCACTGTAGATACTGATTATCACAGCTCCTATCGTGCATGGTCGGCACTGTATCCTGTACCAAATGGTGTAGCGACAACAGGACATATTTATTCATCGACATCACAGCAAAACATCCCCATCCTTTTGATAACGTCTGACGGAACAACAGAGTTGTTTACATCTGATGCCCCGTATTATGACCAGATACAAAAACTATCTATGTTTAGACATGCACTTTGTTATTTTAACAACAAATATTACATTTATAAATGCACCGATATTTCAACTAGTGGCACAACCACCACATATCACAAATCCTTATATAGCAGCGATACTATTAACGGTACGTACACTATTGTCCAAAATACCAATTCTACTAGTTATATGAATCATCCATTTGTATTTTCTGATAACTTCTTAATTTCGTATTATGGATGTTATATTGACAAAGAGAATGTTGCACATCCATGGGATTCAGACCTGTCGACTCCAACAGATATCGAAGTTGGCGCAGATAAATATTATGCTACAATTGGTAGTATTGTGTATAGTTGCCCTAAATCACAACATTTTGTATTGCCCACAGTATCTGTTGCAGATGGGTTGTATACCTACATTAAGGCAAAATCAAAAAGTAATTAAAATGGAGGGAAGTATATGATTATAACTCCACAATTACCGGCAAGAGCTGGGTATGTAGAAATCGTTGACGAGTATGACAATCATGTATATGCACCTACTCAAGATACGATTGATAAACAAGCACAACAGGCTCTAATTGATGAGCTACAAACAAAACTGAATGAAGCCAATAAGGTTATCGATACTATGATTGGCTTGTCTACAAAAGAGGAGGTGGCTGAATAATGGAAAGAATTGCATATGCAGAACAATTTAGAAAAGCAGTGCAGTATTTCGCTACAACTCTACCAGAAGAAAAAGCGCTAGTTGTGTCTAGTATCTTTGATGAATGGGCTGTTAATGTAAAATATGTAACTGGTGAATGGGTGGCGTATGGTGTTAATACTGTAGGCGACCCACAGCTATATCAGGTGCTACAAGATCATACATCTGCGGCTGAATGGACACCAGATACGGCCACTAGCCTGTATAAGGCGGTTGGCATTGACCCAACTGGTATCCCTCTATGGGTTCAGCCACTAGGCGCGACCGACGCATATAAGCTCGGTGATATCGTTATGCACAATGGGAAGAAATGGAAAAGTTCTATTGACAACAATGTATGGGAACCGGGCGTATATGGCTGGGAAGAAGTGACTGAATCCACAGGAGATGGTGGTGATTCAGGTGGAACTGGTGGAGGCAGTACAACTGAGCCGGAAACCCCACCTGCTGAAACAATCCCCGATTTTGTCCAACCAACAGGCGCACATGACGCATATAAGAAGGGCGATAAAGTGAGATTCAATGGCAAGATTTATGAGAGCCTAATTGATGCTAATGCATATAGCCCGTCTGACTATCCTGCTGGTTGGAAGGAAATTACTGAATAATAGGAATATAGGAGGAATATAAAATGGATTATACTCAGATTATTGTTAGTGTTATTAGTCTTATCGTTGCTGTTCTTACTGGTGTTCTTGTACCATATCTCAAGCAGAAATATGGTGAAACTAAGATTGCCCAGACACAGCAATATGTAGATATTGCAGTCAGAGCCGCAGAACAACTGTTCAAGACCGAACAAGCACAAGAGAAAAAGGCATATGTTGTCAATTACCTGTCTGAGCGTGGCATTAAGTTCGATACGGCTACTATTGAGAATATGATTGAATCCAGCGTCCTACTGCTCCACAATGAGCTATATGGCACTAAGCAAGAGGAGAATAAATAATGGCTGTTTATATTGGTCAAGCTAGCATTGATGAAAATGGCGGCATTAAGAATGGCCAAGCTGGTAATCAATCAGGTAGAGAGTTGAATCGGTCGAATTGGTACAATGGCGGTTGGACATTGCTAATTCGAGCCAAAGATCCAAAGACGGCTGAAAAGATGGCTAAAGCATGTGAAGCTGGCGTAGCTAATAGAAATATCGGTTATGACCAATGGCAAAGAAATACGCTTAGAGCTGAAGCAAAGAAAGTTGGCTGGAATCTAGGTGCAATCAAGACTCCATGTGAAACAGATTGTAGTGCATTTATGGCGGTATGTGCTGAAGCTGCTGATGTCAATATGGATGTGGCATATACACAGGGCAATGCACCTGCAACATTTCAGATGCGCCAACAATGGGCTAAAACTGGCAAATTTGAGATGATTACAGATAAGAAATATCTAACATCTAGTGATTATCTCAAGCGCGGAGATGTGCTAGTTAATGAGTCTAGACATACCGTAATGGTGCTTAACGATGGGTCTAAAGCCGAACAGATTGATGAGAAGCATGAGGCAAACAAAGCCAAGGTAAAGAGCCGTTTTGGATTTACCGATGCTACAGTAAATTGGCTAGATACATATAAATATAATAAAGACCTGATGGATAAATTAGCTAATAAGGGATGATAACCCATGTTTAAACTTAGAAATAAGCGAAGATGGGCTAAAGGGGAAATGAGCCGGACGATAGTAATATACTGTCTCCGGCTCTTAACTTTAGTAATGATATGGGCAGCTTGCCTAAAGACATATGCTGTTATACGCTGGGGTGAGACAATTGGGTGTGACCTTAGTGATGTGCTGATATATGCAGCTGGTGCATTTGGCTTTGAGCTGATTTCTTTGGCATTCAAGCGCATCTTTGCTAAGAAGAATGAAGAGGTAGAAATATGAAAATTTTAGCCAAAGATGGTAAAGCAATTAAGCTTAATGGGGGAGTGATATTGCCTCCTTCTGCCGCTGGCTCTGATGTTAATATCCAATATAATGTAATCGACGCATCTTTTTTTGAAAGAAATAAAAGTGACGGTAGCGTAACAATCAATCTACCAACAACCGCTAACAATTGGGCGTTTTTAGTGCAAGGTACTGGAGTTATGACAGATTATACTACAGGTTTAGCCCCGGCGAGTGAAGACGAATCACCAAGCAGCTTTATGATGTTTGCTAGTTTTGATAGTAATGACGCAGAGAATAATACCCTATATTCTGCTTGCGGTTATTTATATAATGTTGAATCTGACACAGGTTTAATGTTTGTGCCAATTAAATATAAAAATAATAAATATCAACTACCGTTTATTGTTGACTTTGCTAAAGAAAGTTATTTTATTTGGACAGTCACATCAGTTCGTTATTCTGTTTTAATAACGTGGTAATAATAAATAAAAACAAGGAAAGGAGTTGGTAGAGGTGAATATAACATTAACAGGTAAGAAAATATCACAAGATGAGCGGATTTTAGCGTTCAAGAAAGATAATTTGACTGCTCAGATGACATTCACTGTGGACACTGACGATTCTTGGGTATACAAGCTAGATGTGCGATTACCTGAAAAATGCTGCACTGGCGAAGAATTGTTCAATATTATTGATCTGCCAATGGACGCAAACCGCACTTGCACGATTGATGTCACGGCGGCTATGGTGCCCCTTACTGGCAAATATACCATGCAGTTGCGCGGCATTAGTGGCGAATATGTGTATCATAGTGATACATTTGAAGTATGGGTTAAGTACAGTATAGACCCCGGCATGGCATATGACCCAGTTCCTAGCGAATTTTATCAAATTGAGCAAAATATAACAGAAATTAACAATCATCCTCCTTATCCTGATATTAGTGGATTCTGGATGATATGGAATCCGCAAACACATAAATATGAATTGAGTGATATTCCTGTGCCTACTGAGGGTGGCGGCGATAAGACATATGTATTCACTCAAGCCACAGCATCAGACACATGGGAAATTAAGCACAACCTATATAAATACCCATCTGTATCTATTGTAGATACTGGGGATAATATAGTATATGGTGACGTTGAATATATAGATATTAACAATTGTGTATGTCATTTTTCCGCGCCATTTAGCGGAAAGGCGTATTTGAATTAAGGAGGATAATATAATATGAAATATGTAAATTCATTAAATCTATTACAGAACGAACTACAAAATGCCGTAATTCAGGTGCTAGCTACTGACCCAGCCAATGGCAAGATGGGGCAGTTTTATTATAATAGCACAATTAAGGCGCTCATGCAGTATGATGGTACACAGTGGAATAGAGTTGGCGTTGTATATCAGCAAGATTCAACAACTGGCGCGGTCATTACTGGACTTGATGCTAGCGGCAATGTAACCACTACTAATGTCACGGGTCTTACTCTGACTGGTTATACCCCTGTTGAGGACGGCTATGTGTCTGCCAATATGAGCTTGGAGGATGCACTTAAGGCTCTTGATACAGCTGTTAAGAATGCTGTAGCTGGTGGTGGTGAAGTCAACCAGAACGCATGGTCTAATATTAGCGTTAAGAAGCAAAGCACAGCTACTACAGCGGTTACGGGAGCTGCGGCTGATACGACCATTGCCGCTACTGCCAAGACGGATACATTCTCTGTAGCATCTGGTAACAAATGGGTTGATGTTGGTTCAACTGGTAAGCAAATCAATATTGGGCATAGTCTGAGCGGTGTTACAGCTGGTACTATAGGTGCGGCTAATTCCGTCCCTGCTATCACGGTTGATGCGGCTGGTCATATTACCAAGGTTGAGGCTAAGACAATCACCGCTGCTGCTATTGGTGCTGACCCTGCCGGTTCTGCTGCGGCTGTTCTAGGCGTTGATGGCGACACTAGCGATAAGAATACGGTATTTGGCGTTAAGGCGCTAGCTACTCAGGCATCTGCTGATGCGGCTGCTGCTGAAGCGTTAGCCAATGAGAAGGTGGCATCTGTTGGTGCTACTGCTAATGGCGGCATTGAAATTGGTGGAACGGCAACTGCCCCCACTGTTGGCATCAAGCTCGACCCAACAACGGGCAATGCGGCTACTCTAGGTGCGGCTGGTCTTATGGTCACAATTCCAGAAGTAAATATTCCTAATTATACTATTGTTAAGCTAGGCACAGCAACAGAGGGATATATTGCTACATATCAGCTTCAGAAAGATGGTGTTCAGGTTGGTGCAAACATTGACATCCCAAAGGATTATCTAGTCAAATCAGCCGACATTAAGGTATCTACTGGTGATGGCGACCCATCTGGCCTACCCGCTGGAACTAAGTATATTGATTTTGTCATCAATACTAAAGTTGGCATTGGCGAAGAAAGTCACATCTATCTAAGCGTTCAAGAGCTTGTTGATACTTATAAGGCTGGTAATGGTATTACTATCAGCGGCACTAATGAAATCTCTGTCAAGGTCGTTGCGGAGAATGGCCTATCTGTTGGGGCAGCTGGCATCGCTATGGGGCTTGCATCGGCTGACGCAAACGGCGCAATGTCTAGTAGTGATTTTAGCAAACTAGCCGGTATTGATGAAGGTGCAACAGCCAACACTATTACACTCAATGGTACAGCAACTAAGACCCCTAGCTTCTATGCACCTACTACGGTTGGCACATCTGGTCAGCATCTAGTATCAAGCGGTACAGGTGCACCAACATGGCAGGATATGCCAGTTAATCTCAAGAAATATAGCGCAAATAATACTGCGATTACTGCGGCTGGTGGCGCATATACATGGATTATTGCCAAGGCGACTCATGGTATCGATACTCCTGTTGTTGTTCAGCTATATGAAGTAGCGACCAATGAGATGGTTATGGCCGGTGTGGTCGTTGCGGCTACTGGTGATGTGACTATTAAAATTGTTGGCTCTGGCACGTTAGCGGCTGACAAATATAAGGTCGTTATCATTGGTTAATTATACCCCTGATAAATTGAGTATAAAGGGGGATAATGATAATCAATGAAATATATAGGCTTATTTGATGAAAAAGAAGATATTGTCACCAAAGAAAAATTAGACGCTGTTGAGGCCGCTATCCCAACCAAAACAAGCCAGCTAGATAATGATAGTGGATTTATTACATCTGCTCCTGTTACTAGCGTAAATACAAAAACAGGCGCAGTCACCCTATCCGCATCTGATGTTGGCGCACAACCCACCATTACAGTGAATGGTATAATCAAAGGTGATGGAGCTGGCAATCTATCTGCCGCAGAGGTGGTAAATGCAGATTTGCTCGATTTGAATCCAGCAGCCGTAGGATTGGGTAACGTCGATAACGTCAAGCAGTATTCTGCATCCAATCCACCTCCTTATCCTGTCACAAGTGTAAATGGTAAGACGGGTGCAGTTACTATTTCAGCATTACCTACCGTTACAACCGCTGATAATGGTAAATTTTTACGGGTTGTCAATGGGGCATGGGCGGCTGATACTGTACCTAGCGCAGGAGGTGTGGCATTTTGAGTGAATATCTAGCACAGTCTCAGGCGTTTACAGCTACAGCTAATGCCATTAGAACTAAGGGTGGCACAAGTAATACAATCACATGGGATGAGAATAAAGGGTTTGCTGATGCTGTTACTGATATGACTCCTGTTTACGTGCCTGAGTCGGACATCAATTTCTGGGACTACGACGGGACGCTTCTGTATGCGTGGACACTCGACGAGCTGGCCACAAAGACCGAGCTGCCGCCCCTTCCCTCGCACGATGGACTGGTCTGCCAGGGCTGGAACTGGACACTTGCCGACATCAAGGACGCAGGCCGTGAGCTCGATATCGGCGCGCTGTACATTACCGATGACGGCAAGACGAGACTCTACGTCGACGTGGACACCGAAACGTGGGACGACTTTGTTCTCAACTATTGGCAATCAAACATAAACACCACGACTGTAGACTGGGGCGACGGCACAACACCGGAAACAAAAGACGCAAGTTCGTGGATCGAGCATCGGCATGTGTACGCCTCCAGTGGCTCATACGTGATTACGATGAGTGTCAAAGATGGTAAGACGATGTGGCTAGGACACGAGGGCCGGATGCTGATTGCAAACGGCGAAACCGATAGTGGCCGCTGCGCGATGCTGCGGAGAGTTGAGGTCGGTGCAAGGGCGGGGGCCACGGACCCTCAGTGTTTTCGTAATTGTTGTAGACTTGAGAGCATCTCACTCCCGCAAACCACGAAAATATATACCGCTCGGGCATTTGAACAGTGTACACAACTGCGTGTGTTTGTCGCGGCGGATATGGATGAGGTTGGGCAGTCGTTTTATCAGTGCTGCAATCTCCGTGCGATCGCAACACCGAAAGGGACGACGCAAACAAGTGATTATGCCATCGCAAATACAGCAGTCCGGCAGGTAAATTTTGATATGACTGCTACCATCCAAGCCCAAGCCATCGAGCGCGTCCACATCAAGGCTGTCAACGGGCAAGTTGGAAATTTTAGTAGCTGCCGCGCACTGTTAGAAGTCACCATCCCAGCGGACGCTACAACCTTTGTCGCTGCCGCATTTCAGGGCGACAACGCGCTTCGCAGAGTGACGTGCCTCGGGAATATCGCGAGCATCCCAGCGCAGGTGTTTCAGAGATGCTATCCGCTGCGGTTTGTGGACTTTACTCACTGTACGGCTGTGCCCGCGCTGGCCAACGTCAACGCGTTCGATAGTACGCACCCTCAGCTGGAAATCAGGGTTCCCGCATCGCTTGCGGATGCGTGGAAAGCAGC